ATAATGCTACTAAAAATATAGTAATCATCATTACTATATATACTAGTGGACTAAGATCTATTTGTTTTGTTTCCATATATTGGTAATCACCAAACAAATCATATAATTTATGCATACCTACATTAAGAAATTGTTAACTTTTAACGTAGTTATACAACGCCTTAGCACCTTTTACAGCTTTAGAAACTGGTAACACATCAATTAAAGATTTTGGTGTAACTGCTTTAGCTATCTTATCTCCAATACTTCCTTTTCCAGCTTCTGCAGAATAATCTTTTTTCTTGCTAAAATCATATTTTTTCTTTAACGGTGATTTTCCGTAAAAAGTTGATCCTTTCATTTTATAACTCATATTATCATGTATTTAGTTTTACTATTTTCTTTGTAAGCTTTTAAACATCTTCTTCTGTTTTCGCTTTCAGACACATAACTAACGTGTACCCAGTCAGGGTTTTTGTCATTACCAAACTCCCATATCATTTGATCAAAGTCTAAATGTTCTTTTATAAACTCATACATTTCAGCGTTAGTCATTCTACCAAAAGTATCATCTATATCCATAGCTTGACCATGACAATGTTGTGACTTTGTACTACCACCTATAGCTTTGTTAAGCTCAGGTGATCTATAAAAGCTATTAATTTTTATAGGTCCACCTACATAAGCTCTTAAAGGTTCAAAAACCTCTTCAGCTAACTTTATCATATTTAGCTTATGTTCTTCTGTAGGTGTATTTTCTATATTTAAACGAGTTGCTGTTCTGCTATACACTCCTTCTTTATCACTAATATGCTTACTTATCATGTCTTAAAAATCTTTTAGTTGTTCCATCGCTATATATGTATATAAGCACTCCTGTTTGACCTTTTTTTACAGGACGACCTAATATATCTGTAACTGCTATTAATTGTTTTTGCACGCCTCTCATTGGTAGTGGACCAGCCCACGTACCTTCACAATAATCGTATGTTGCTTGACATATTGTGTCCCATTCATTTTCACAACAATACTCATCTATATCTATTACCCAAGCATAACAAGGATCGTTTAACCAATAAGGGATGCTGTCGCCAGTAACACAACCTGCGCTATAACGACAAGATAAAGAATCGTTAGTATTAGCATTTGAATTATAGTTATATGCCTCTTGATCCATGCAACCCACAATGACAGAAATACACGAACCGTTATCCGTGTTAGCAAGTGGATCAAAGTTAATAGCCAAACTATCCATACACCCATAAACATAAGGAATACAACTAAAATCCTCCGTGTTTGCCGACGGCTCGTAATTGAAAGCAGAAGGATCCGTGCAGCCATATATAAAAGGTATACAAGGAATACTATTGTTAGTTGCATTTGCTAGTGGGTTATAATTAAATTGTGTTGAGTCCATACAACCGTAAACAAACTCTATGCAAGAGCCATTATCTACGTTTGCTAATTGGTTATAGTTAAACATTGTTGGATCTGTACAGCCATAAACAACAGCAACACAACTACTATCATCTACATTAGCTAGTGGATCGTAGTTAAACGCTGTTACGTCAGTGCAACCATAAACAATTGTTATACAAGAGTTGTCATCTGTGTTTGCTAAACTATCATAATTTAAAGCCAAAGGATCAGTACAACCAAACACGTAAGGTATGCAAGTGTCAGGCGTGTTTGCTAACATATTGTAATTAAAAGCAAAAGCATCCATACAACCTGTTATTACAGGTAAACAACCGCCGTTATCTACATTAGCCAAGCTATCATAATTAAACGCCGTACTATCAGTACAACCAAAAGTAGCGTATACACCACAACTGTCTTGAACATTTATATCTGTGTAATATCCATTTGCCGTATCAATATGATATTGTAAGTAAGCTGCAGATATACAACCAGGATAATAGTAGCAATCATCAGCGGTGTTAGCACTGTCAACATAGTTAAATGCTAGACTGTCCATACAACCGTATACATACTCTTCACATATATTACCACAATATGTATTTGCTTCATACATAAAAAACGGTATTATAAATGGTGGCTGTATACTTATTATAGTATCTTCATCTGGTCCTATCAACGTAAAGCCACACTCAATAGCTGTTGCTTGTGCTTGTTGACTTACAAATAGTTTTATATATACTTCTTCTGGCGCATATAAGTCTAAGCTATATGCTTGGTTAAAACTACCGTTAGTCATATAAAATATAGCTGTATCAGTATCTTGCCATATTTCTAATCTTGTGCCAACCCAACCGTTACCTACAAGATCGTGTAGTATAAGATCGTAGGAACACTGATCTATATATTCCATTGAGTTGGCTAGTGAATCGTAGTTGTACATTGTACTATCAGTACAACCGTATATCTTTAGAGTTACACAGCTACTGTCATCTATTGTAGCTAACTCATTATATTCTACATAGTCATCGTCCATACAGCCATAAACTGGCGGTGGTGGTGTACAAGTATCAGCTTGCCAAACATGACTAGTATCATTACCAAAAGCAGGATCACTACCATAAACTACCGTATCACCACATTGCATTACATAATATGAACCATCTTGCCCACCCCATAAAGTACCTTCTAGGCCATCACCATATAAATCATATATAGTGAAAGTTAGCTCGCCAGGTGGTAAGCATGCAAATTTAAATTGTGGTTCATAGTCTGGCACATTATTATAAGGCCCACCTGCAAACAATATATTTCCTAAACTATCTTTTATATCCCAACTAGTCTCTTCTGGGTATTGGTCTAAATTTATATTAACTAATGTTGGTACACATGGTCCTGGTGGTGGTGGTGGTGGTGGTGGCAAACAACTTGGTACTTGCCTATTGGAGTATACACCTGATTGGAAGTTAGGATTAGGATAATCTACTATAGTATCACCACAAATAGATACGTAATAACTACCGTTCATACCATCACCATAAGTATCTCTCATTAAAAACGTAATATCAGCTATACTATCATTTATATAACAAGTGTCAGTATAAGTAGTGTTTGGTGATGTATAATACCCAGCTGGCACCATAGCTATAGTATCACCATATAAACTATCAGCAAATAAAGTCCAATATGTTTCTGTAGGATATTGATCTGTAGTTACGTGTATTATACACTCTTTTTGAGCAAGTGTTACAATAGGTAATAATAATAATAATAATATTTTTTTCATCTTAGAATTTAATAAATTTTTTCATATTTCTTATATATATTCTGTTCTTTTTTACATCTGTTACAACTTTACCTTTAAGATCATATACAACACCTTTGTGTTGTCCGTTTGGTAAAATTTCTTCCCAACCAAGAACGTTGCTCCATTCTACCCATTCAGTACCATTGTATACTATCCATTCACATACATCACGACACTCGTGTATTGTTTGCCAATTAGTATCTGTTACATAAGCACTGTAACATACTTTTACCGTGTCTGTATTTTGTATTATTGGAAATGATGCAAATGCTCCATTACCAAGAAAGCAAAGTTGAAAATTACAAACTGCCCATGCAACACTTACAGTATCACAATAATTATCTAAAGAATCTGTTGTCTCAATCATTACACTGAAAACCCCATTTGTACTTGGTAATACTGAGTATGATATAGAATCACACCAGTCAGTTTGACTAAACATAGTTAGTGGTAGTAGTAATAATATTAACAGCTTCTTCATTCTTTTATTTTTATAGTTATGTCATGTGGCGCGTACTCATTACCGCCAAAATAAGGATATAAATAGTATCTTCTAATTAAACCCCAGTTCCCTTCAGGTCTTCGCCTAACCATTGTAGTATCACCATCTATAACTATAACATAAAAAAATGTTTTTATATCTATAGTAGCGTCGTAAATTACTTCTGGTTCTATAGTTCTTATTGTAGCGGAGCTGTGTCTACCTTCTTCATGTCTTAACCAGCAAAGCTGTAATTCATTGTTTATATACCTCCAACCTAATCGTATAGAATATTTTTGATGTCTTACACCAAAATCACTCATACCGTATATTTTATTTACATCATGCTGGTTTTCTGGTATTTCACTTTCGTAATAAGCAGACTCGTCTAATATAAATTTAAAATTTATTCTTGAATTATCTGGGTGATTTAAAAAACTACCTGAGCTATGTGATCCTGCTGGAATAGTATAAACTCTAAAGCCAAGATCGTCAACTTCTTTAGAACAAGATACAAATGTTAAAAGTATAAATAACCTTAACAGTTCCACCTACGTCTAGCAGCTCTACCTCTTTCACCGTCCCAACCTCTTGATCTAGCACAAAATGATTTTCTACGATTAGCGTCTTTACTGCCAGGTTTTAATTTAGATGGTTTTGTTGTAACAGCTGTTTTTAACTTGCTACCAGGATTTTTAGCTTTGTATTCATTAACACCTTTTTGTGTCATACCTCCACCAGCAGCTCCACCAGTAGCACTTTTATCTTTAGAAACTTTATTAAAGTTTTTACCTTTACCTATAGTTCTACGTGGCTCTGCTTTATCTTTCATAGGCGAGCTATACAAGCTCGGACCACTCATTTTAAAAGCCATTATGCTTTAGTGCAACTACCTTTTGCACAAGGTTTAGTTCCAGGTACTCTTTTGTAACCCTCCCAACAATTACAGTCTTTAGCGGTTACAGGGCTTTTTTCATTTTTACTTGCCCATATTGCTTTACGTTGCTTGTCAGAAGCGTATTTTTTTAGTGGTGATCCGTAGAATGTGGATCCTTTCATCTTAAATGCCATATTACTTTGTTTTAAAAATCACTCATGATTTGTTCATTAATAAATTCTTGTATTTCTTTTCTCGTTGCAAGCATTTTAAAACTTAGGTCTGCTTGATACCTTTTTATTTCTTCACCGTCTTTAAAAACAATTATAGTAGGCACTATAACTACTTTATGTTTTTGTTGTAGTTCAGCTTCTTTTGTTATATCGACTTTAGTTATATCGCAGTCAGATAATTTATTTATCCACTCAACTTTGTTAGCGGCGTTCCATTCTGCGTTAAATTCTGTTACAACTATTTGAGCATTAGTATTAAAACAAAATGCTAATAGTATTAGTGTTATTTTATTCATATTATCTGTCAAATAGTTTATCTTCTATTTTTTCTATAGACTTTTTAATCTCCTGCACATCTTCCTGAGTTGTCATAATAGTTTGACGAATCATTTGATCTTTCATGTCAAATTCCATACGGGTAACATCTGGAGCTGGTGGTACCGGTAGTTCTTTTGCTTCGGCAATATCAGCTTGCAAAGCAAACCACATACCTATAATTGTAGCCATTGCAAAGCCTATTGCTATTAGTGTTTTTATACTAACTTGAAAGCCAGTGTCTTCATTTAATTCTTTTGCCATTGTTAAAGTATTATGTAATTAATTCCAAATTTAAAGTCATACCATTCTCTGTTCCAGTATTTGTTATATTTACCCTCAATAAAAGTACCTAACCTTTTACTATATTTATAACCAAATATAACGCCTCCAGAGTAATCTAACCATTGTCCGTTATTAAATTTGTGATAAGAAAAATCACCACCTTGATCTAAGTGGTAAGGCATTAAGTTTGCCCAAGTATGTGTCCAAAAAGTTTTAGTATAATGATAGTAATCAAAACCCAAAACAATTGAATGTTGAATCATTAAGTCTAACTCATTACGTTTTTTTTCAGTATAGTCTGCTAATACTGTAGGTATTACAACCTCTTCCCAAACCTCTTTGCTTGTAGCAACGAGCTCTCCATTAGGAGAAAAATACTCACTAGCAGCTACGTCCACATTATAACCCTCTTGTAGTGCTAGGTAAGTGTAATGTATATTGCCATTGCTTAGCACCCATTCTGCTAAAGGATCGTAACCATATGGCTCAGATAACCTTTGAGCAAGCCCAGCATTAAAGGACAATTTGTCATTAGCTTTATATCTGTATCTTTCCGATGTTTCAAAGTATTTAATATCTGCAAAACCATCTTCTAAATACTCACCTTTTAATATGTAAACATCGTCAACAAACCTTATAAAGTGATGCTGATCTAAATATTCATTACCTTGTTGTCTTTTGTAATCTACCTCAAATAAAAATTCTAACCCACGTACCTTACCAACATTAGCACCATCTGACCATGAGTTTTCAGTACCATCATAAAACGTTTGCGCTCTATTTTCGTAACCAAATCTAGCTATTTTACGAACACCTACTGCTAAGTTATAATCAAAAGGGGTTTTTATAGTATTAGTTTCTAAACCGTTGCTAACAGAAAAAATTTCAACATCTGATATAGAAGTACCTCCACTTGCCGCAGCGTAAAACGTAGCAAACTTAAAGTATTTCTTTAAATTTACTTGGGCACAACAATCTTTAGGGGTAGCGCAAGATGTTATTATAACTAGTAATATTATTAGTATTTTCTTCATATCTTTTTAATCACTTGTTTTTATTGTTTTTTACTGGTGAGCATAGCATCTGCCAGACTTGTTTTCAGTTCTATTTTTACATCTAGGGCCTTTGCCTTTTCTTGTGAAAGCAGAACACTGAACTTCTCTAGCTTCTCTTTCTTTTCTTAACCTTTCTTTTTCTTTCTGCTTTTCTATTTTTTCCTCCTCTTTTTTCTTTTGTCTTATTTCTTCTATTTCACCTCTAGCATTTATAACCTCTTGGTTTCTTACACCAACATCCCAAGTGTTCCAACCAAGCAACATAGCTATACGTTGCCATGTAGAATTATCACTATTAGCTGCTTCACGTAGGTTCATAATTTTCTTATATAATCTATCTGTAGGTATATTAGTTAACGCAGATATTGTTTGAGTAATAGGTGACCATATAGGATTATCTATATCAAATGTGTCCATATGGTCTATTTCTCTACGTTTAAACTTATAAGTTCTAAGACCTGTATTTACCTTTCTAACTTTACTACCAACAGGTGGAGATATTTGTAACATCTCAAGTATTATAGCGGCAGTGTCCATACGGAAGCCTTTTGCATCTTCTTCTATAAACTTCATCACCATATTTTTAAGTGTAGAAACAATAGCACCAGCAACTCCAATACCACGTAAGAAAGAATCAACAACACCGTTAGCAAGTCTTAAAACTGCTCTGTCTTTTTCTTCAGCTTTCTTTTTGTTTTCTTCTTCATCTTCATCGTCGAACATGTATTTAAATAATGCTTGTTGTAATGAACCAAATATTATATTCTGTACAGCGCCATAATACATTATTTTAGATATATTTGTTTTAGCATCACCCCTACCGTTTTTAAGGTCAAGTATAGCTTTTTTAGTTAACCTAGCATACTGCATTGGTGTATTTTGAAAAGCAAGTATTAATCTACCAAGTGGTGAAGCTTGTTGTGAAGAAATCATATCAGGTCTAGAAGACTGTTGAGTTTCTTCAGTTATTTTCTGGAAGTCAGTAAATGCTTTTGCTTCAGCTTCAGCTTTTGACATACCTTGTTTCATGTATGTTTTTATTCTATTTCTATAAAAAGTAGCACCACCAGAAGCAATAGCAAAGCTATCTGCAATTTGCGTAGGTAAAAATCCAAACTCTAATAATTTATTTAAAACACCACTAACACCGTTTCTCTCTGCCATTTGTGCTATTTCATTTTCACTAACAGATCTTTGGTTACCAGCTCTTCTTTGTTTTAACATATCTGAATTAAATAGATACGCAAAGTCTTTCCAAAACTGTTTTTGGTTTGCAAATGCAGCCGCAGCTTTAGCTGGATTATTATCTGACCAGTTTATAAAGTTTACTGTTGACAACGTTTGTAATACAGCTGATCTACCGTTAAAGAACATGATAGCACCAACAGAGTTGTTAACCCAATTTGTAAATTGATTAGTTAACTTGTTAGTACCAAAGTTTCTATTAGTACCATTTTCCATACGCCATAGTATATCTTCCATAGCATCTCTCCAATTAGTACCTAAAGCAGCTTCTAACTTGTTCATTAAAGGACCATCTAGTCTATTACCTTTCCAGTCACCAAATAGTTTTTGTCTGTTTTCAATAAACTCACCTAACATTTCTTTACGGCTATCACCCTGTGTCATCATGTAAAGATCCATTGCAACTGTACTTGTTAACCAAGTTTCTGAAGGTGTTAAATAGCTAGGGTTTTTAGTAATTCTTAATATACCATTTGCATAATCAATCATTTCTTGATCTGCATTAATAGCCTTGTTTATTTGTTTAATGTCTGTTTTTGATATACCAGGAACTTCAACACCAGCTTTTGTCCACATCCAAACTCTAATACCTTGATCGTAAGTAAACTGAGTGCCAGGTATTTTTTTGTTTAACTTTCTTTTTGCCTTTGGCATAAGCTTGTTTAAAGCTTTGTAATCTACAGATAAACCTTGAGCCATACGGTTCATTTGTTCTACACCTCTAGAGTATGGATCAAACAACACATCTTTAAAAAACTGCATGTCAGCATCGCCCTTAGCTCCTTTACCTAACAATGGGTACATTAAACCTTTAAAGTCTTCTGCACTAGGCGGTATAAAAAATTTCCATCTACCTTTCTTTTTACCAATAAGTTTAGCTTTGGCTTCAGAATATTCTTTATACTCAGCAACACCAAGGTTTCTAGCAATCATCTCGTTTAAAGTAGAAGCCTCAGATTTACTTCTTAAAGTAGCTTGTCTAACTTTTGACTTAACATCAAACTGATCTAATATATTTTTAACAGCTTGTACATTTTTAAGAGCATCATCAGCAAAGTAAAAATCATTATAACCTTCAGCTGCTTTATCAGCAACCCACAATGCTTTTGCTTCAGCTGTACTGTTACCTAAACCAGTTATATTATTTATAGGTATGTCAAGCCCGTTATCTTTTAAAAATTTATGTATAGCTTTTTGAGCTTCTTGAGGTCTTGCTGTTAATATAAATATATCGTTAGTACCAAATTTTTCTTGTAACTTTAAAGCCTTTTTAAATAGTGGCGCTATCTTACCATCAATAACCTTGTTAAATTGTGAAAAGTCAAACTCATAACCAAGATCAGCTAAGCTTTCGTATTCAGCAGCATATTGTGCAGGTGTTAACGTACCAGTTGTACCATCTGGTCTTGTAAACTCAACTAAAGATTTACTTGTAGCAAGTGTGTCGTCAAAATCTAATACACTTATACCTTTACGATTAGCTGACTTTAAAGTTCGAGCATCGTTGTTTAATTTACCTAACTTAGTTTCTTTTGCTACTTCATCACGCGTTTTAAATAAGTCGTTTATTTTAGTAAGATCAGCTATACGCGTGTCAGCTTTTTGACCGCTTATGTGATATATTTTTTCTAATATATTAGGAAAAGCTTTTAACCCTTGAGTTATTCTAGCGTGACCTAATCTACTTGTTTGCCCTAACTCATCAATAATATCCATTACATATTTAGGACCAAAAAACTGCGTATGATCTTTGTGTATATTATCAAACACACTATCATCATATTTTCCTTGTATAATAGATGTAATTACATCAGCAGAAGTATTTGCAGAAGCTCCTATATGTTCTCCTTTAACAACAAGACCTTTATATGTAGCTATGTTTGCAGATCTTTCAATTTCAGCTTCAGTCATCTTAGGATTCTTCTTTCTTACATCAGCTAACTTTCTATTGTAAACAAATTCGTAATCGTCATACTTACTTAACTTATCTACAAAAGCATCGTAATCCGCATCAATCTCAGCTAATTTAAATTTAGTGTTATCAATATAATTACCAAACATAAAGTAATCTATACCACTTAAAGCTCTAGTACCAGATACTATGTTTGTTTGTATAGCGCCTAGTGTTACTAAATCAATATCTTTTATTTTACCATCTTTATAAGCTTGATTTATTTTATTCCAAAAATATTTTAAATGACCTAAGTTTGAAATGTTTGCTTTTTCAATAGTGTTTTTAATTTTTTCTAGTGCAGCAAGCTTTTCACTAATAGTAGCATTACTATGTAGTAAAGGTGTATACATTTTTCTTAGCTTTGTGTTTTTCTTATTAGCTAATAATATATCTTGTGATTCGTAACCTGTATTGTCGTTAGTTAATTTACCTTTGTTTTTTAACTGATCTCTATAAAAAGGAGCTTCACCATTATATTTAGCAGAGTTTTTAGCAGCATCTAAAGCTCTGTTAAAATAACCTAATATAGCCATATCACCACCTAAAGCATCAATAAATCCTCTATCCATACCATAATCATTAACTAGCATGTTTACCATTTTAGAGTAACGCTGTGCATTTTCGTTTGCTTTTTTATCTTTACCTCTAAGTTGATGACCTTTGTTTTTAACCATATCTGCTAGTTCAGCAGGAATACCTGGGTGGTTAGTTATTTGTTTTAACAAACCTATGTTATCTCTAGTTACGTTACCAGCGTAAAGATCTTCTAATATAAACTCTGCAACGCTACCTAAACCAGGATATTGAGCGTCTAATATAGCAATTTCTATATCAGTATTTTCAGATTCAATACCGTTTTTAACAGCATTTCTAACAACTGGCATTACTAAAGACAGCATACCTTCTTGATCGTAATTTTTAAGTATTAAAGTTCTATCTATTTTTCTATCGCTTTTTAACACGTTACCTCTTTCGAGTTGTTCTACGGCCTGTACAACAGCGTTATCAGCAAGCTCACCATATAACAGCTCTTGTCTTGATTTAAATATATCAGCAATATCTGTTTCACCAATTAGCTGTGATCTAAATTGTTCTAAACCTATTTCTTGAGCCATAGCTCTAGTTAGTGTATCAAGACCACCTCTTCTAAGCTCTGTCATTGTAGTACCATTAAAAAACTTTTTAATAATATCTATAGACGTTATATCAGTCATAGCTTTAGGGTTACGTCTGATTTTTTGTTTACCATCAGTCATGCCTTTGTATGGACCTTTTTCGCTTGATCTGTAAAAATCTACTTGACCAGGTTTTGTACCTTTAGTTCTACCTTGAAAGTCTGTTGTCCATACCTTTGTACCATCTTCTTGTATAACTAGCTTCTGTACAGCTTTAGGCAAGTTTTTAGCTAACCAAGTAGTTGGCATGTGTTTTAATATAAGAGCTTTGTTTTTAGGAGTTTTTAACCACATCTCTACTTCTTGTGGTGTTTTACCCATTATAGCTTCTATAACTTGTTGTATAGGATTTTTTTCTTTGTAAAATTCTTTTTTAAGAGCTGAAACCAAAGGACTTACTACAGCGTTTTTACCACGTTCTGCGGTTATACTAGGTAAAATACCTCCTAGGTTTAATTTAACATGATCTAAGACAGTATTTTTATTTTCTTGACTAAGAGCTAATCCATCAGTAAAAGGTGTTTCAGGGGTTAAAACATTTCCGTCGTCATCAAAATCAGCATCAGTGTCATCGTCTGTTAAAACTCTATTAGCAGTATCTAAATCACTTAAAAATTGATCTTGAACACCAAGTCTTTTTGCTAATGACTGAGCTCTTAAATTAAGTCTATTGCTTAAAAATTTATCCATGTTTTGTATAGCTGGATCATATTCTCTTATAAGTAAATCAGCCGCATCAGTTAATAACGTTTGTACATAAGTTTTTCTATCTAAACCTTTTTTAAGCTCTGCAGGTATTCTATCGTAAAGTCTTTTTGTTATACTTTCTACAATACCGCCTACTTCACTTTCAAAAGCAGATCTTTTATTAGAATTTGTAGTAAACTCACCATCAGAATCCATCATAAACATGTCTGAAATCATTGGTGCTATATCTGATTTTTTAGGTTTGTTGTTAGTTCTTTGATCTAATATACCTTGTAAGTTAGATTTTGATTTTAACACACCAAGACCACTAATTGTTTCAATACCTTTTCTTTTTCTAGCTTCTATTCTAGCCCTAGCCATTGGACTTTCTTTACCTCTTTGAAAGTTTTTTCTAAAATCATTAAAGTAATAAGCCGCGGCTTCAGGTGTATTTATTTCAAAATCTGCGTTTACTAAAGCTTTAGCTCTTTTACCAAGACCTGGTTTTGCTTTAGCAAGTTTTCTTTGTACAACACCGTTGTTTATAGTTCCACCTTCAGCATCAATAGCATCCTCAACATAAGTACCAAATTCCATGTGGAATTTTAAGTCTTGATCTAACCAGTTTATGTTTGGATCTACAGCTCCTATATTATCAAACCTTGACATAGCTTGAGCGTATATATGCGGTGCGTTTTCTTTAATCCACAAAGCTAGATTTTGAGTATAAACAGCCATTTCTTGAGGAGTAAAAGCTTTTGTATCAGCAGCGTGTCTAGTTTCATGCGCCCAAACTGTACCAACTTCAAAAACAGGGTCTGCTTGGTTTAATAATTTAGTAGCTTGAGATGCATCTGCCGCTATTAATATATTAGGCCCATCTAAATAAGCTCCATTAGTTTCTCCACTTCTAACTTCTTCAATTAATCTTTCTAGGTTTAACATTTCTTGTTCGCTAAGCTTTTCTTCTTGAGCTAGTTTACGTATATCATACTCAAAACCTTTGTCACTTACTTGAACAACTCTTGGCGCTCCTTTTTGTTTATCAAATATTACTTCAGCATTTATTTGTTGATCTGTGTTTTTAGCTATTGCGTTACCAGTCATTGCTGCAAATACTCTACCAACTCTTAAGTATGCAGCTTCTTCAGCTTTTTTAGCTCTTCTTTGTCTTTTCTTACCATCTTTAGTTCTTGCCTGAGCAAATGGAGCTCCATAAACATCGTTTTCTATCATTTCTGTTATACCAGGAGTTTTCTTAGCTCTATTTATTAAGTTTTTATTCATATCAGCTTTAATAGCTTCATGAACCATTAATGTTTTTTCTTGGTCAGAAAGATCTTTATAACGAGAGTCTGTCTTTAAAAAGTTTTCATGAACTACTTGACCTCTTTGTCCCCATGCTTTCCAGCCTTCTTTATAGTTGATAGAGTTTAATATATTCTTATCAGTATCTAAAGCATCTTTTAATCTAGACTCATAATCTTTTCTAGCTTCACCTTGTAAACTTTCTGTGTGTTGTTTTACTTTTTGTTCTCTAATTTGATAACTGTCACCCTCTATTACACCGGCTTCAGCATATATACCGTCTAACACATAACCATTACGCATTAGTTGACTCATTTTTTTACCACCAAGTAAAAGTGTTGCAACTTCATTATTACTTGAAAGTCTAGCTTGTGTGTTTGCTTCAACAACAAGAGCTTCTCTATAAAGATTTTTTTGTACTTCATCGGTTGATCTAGCTATTTTCATAGCTAACTCTTCTTGTCTATTTTTAGAGTTTTGATATTTAGCTCTAGCGTTTTGTATATCTGCGTTAAAAAATCTTTTATGTATAGATGGAACTGCTACACCAGGAATATTCATTGTACCACCTGTAATTATAGAGCTAAATATAACATCTTCCCAACCTTCGTACTCAAAATCTCTATTTAATATTAAAGCTTCAGACGCGGCATCACCAAAGTGTATAGCAAGTTCTTCAACAACTTCACCAGCAGTTCTAGTTCCTATAGCAGCAAGTGAGTTTGCAATATAAGCGGTGTTTCCAAGTGTTATAGCTTTTGTTATATCAGTTGTAGCGCTACTACCTATTAAACCTCTAGCTGTTTTACTAGCGTTAGGTATTGTACCTAAAGCAAAGGCAATACCACCTTCAATACAACCACTAGCTAAAGACTGTAATATTATTTGATTATCACTCATATCACCAAGAGTAATAGTTTGTTCTAATGAAGCTAATCTATTGTAATAATCTTCAGCAGACATGTTATCTTTGTTAGCCATTAACTCTTCTCTTGCTTCTTTAGCATATTCAGCGGCGTTTTGCTGTATAGTTAAATCAGCTCTTTTACTACCACCAGCGTTAATACCAAAAGCAGTCGCTGTTAAAGCACTAGCAATATTATAAGCACCTGCAGCACTACCAAGCGCTAAACCAGCAGCTCCTTGAGTTCCTACAGCTAATAAAACGTTTGGCATTTGTTGAGCTAAAGTTATAAGACCCTGTCTACGTAATTGACCACTTGACCTAGCGGTTTTGTAGTCCATAGCTTGTTCGTAATACTCTTTACCATTTAATCTACTAGCATGCATTGTTATAGCATTTTTATTACCAAACAAAGCTGGTATACTATAACCTATATTTTCCCAAGCACTACTCCACTCGTTTAACAATATATTTGAAAGATCATTTTCTCTAGTTAATATCTTGTTTATACGTTGGTCATCTTGATTATCTTTCATGAAAGTCATGTATTCTTTAGACCATGCTTTTCTTTCTTGTAGATGTAAATCACTATAAGCAGCCTCGTTAGAAGCTATTTCGTTAAATTTTTCTTGATGATATTTTATTGCAGGATTATCAGGGTTGTTAGAAAAAGCTTTATATAAAACAGTACCATCTTTTAATCTTTTCATTTCAACACCAACACCATCTTTCTGGGCGTTTAACCTAACTCTTTTTAATTGCTCAATTACTTTTTTCTGATTGTTTACAAACTTATCATCAATTTTAGTTGCAGCTTGTTTTCTTATTTCACCTTGTTTATACAAATCAAACTTTCTACTTTCGGCCCACCAATTAGTTTCTACATCACGCTCACCTTCTCTGTTTTGTTTGTTATATAATACGTCCCAAGATTTTTTTAAGTTAAAATCATGTTGTTCGTCTATTGAACCAGCAGCTTGTTTATCTCTTTGTAATTTAGCTTGATCAAATATAATTTTATCTTCATCAGATAACTGCTCTCGTATTTCATCACTAAACACAGTTTCATATCTTGTTTTTTCCCAACCATCAACAGTGACTGGCATCACAACACTTCTATTACCAACTTGTGTAAGTTTTTCTTCTTTTATCTCAGTGTTAAGGTGTTTTTCAAGTATAGTATAACCTTCTTCAGACATACCGTCTGTTACAATTTTTAAGTCTGTTTTTGATCGTGGGGATTTTGCGTAGTCTAGGATAGCGTCATCTCTTGTCGCTATATTTGGATTGTTTATTTGTATTTCTTTATATAAATTAGCTTCACGCTTAGCTATGTTAGCTTTAGCGTTATCCATTTTATTTTTTTCTTCGTCTGTAAAAGTGTCTTTTTTACTAAGAAAGTTTTTTATTTCAGCTGGATTACCCTCAAATATAACCTCACCATCTCTTGTTACAGAGTAACCTTGTACATTACCATCGGTTGCGGTGGCGCTAGGTTGTATTGAAACATTTACACCGTTTTTACTATAAAAATTATTAGCACCATTTAAATCGTCTTGTTCAAAAGAAGTAAATAAACCACCAGCTCTATCAGTATCACCTTTTACACCAGTTAATAAATTATAACCATATTCTCTTGTAGCTATTTCCTCTTGATTAGCCACCTTACCGTCCATCAATTTTTTAACTTGCATCCATTTTTGATAGTTTAACATCTCAGGACCAGTTAAACCTAATTCTTTTTGAAGTTCTGTGTCAACGTTTTTGTTAGTAAAAAAAAGTTCTGGATTATCAAACATACCAGGATCTAAATCTATTTCTATTTCTTTACCATCTATGCTAAATACTATTTCACCAGACTGTGCTTGCATGTCAACTTTTCCATCTAAAAATATATCTGGATAAGTTTCTTTAAACCAATTAACAAGTTCGCCTGAATTTTTATCTAAGAAAGGCTTAAAGTTACCTTCATCAAAAGCTGTCTTTACTAAATCACTATCAACACCTTCTCCAGCTATCATTGCTGATTTATCTAAAGCTTTAGCATTGTTAACTCTTTCTAACTTTGCCTTTTCCGCTGCATCTCTTTCTTTTTGAATCTGCTCGTTATACTTTTGGTCAGCCGCAATTTGTTTTTTTATTAAGGCATTTTGATCGGCAACCCAAGCGTTGTTCTTGTCAACCACGTATTTATCAAGAGTCTGACGTATGGTAGCGCCAGGAACTCTGTTTTTATACATGTGCTCATATATTTGCTGCATTTCAGCTTTATGCTGATCGTTTAATTCAAATTTCATTTATTAGCTTTCTTTTTGTATATTTTCTAATATTGCGTCGTAATCAACAGTACCATCCGAACCAGTTGGTACATTTTGTGCATAACCTAATTGTTTGTCTTCAGCGGCAGTACCTCTACCAATCATTCTGTTATATTGATTTTCAAAGTCTGAAACTATATAATTAGACATCATATCTACAAGAGTATCTTCGTTAAAATTAGGATTTTCTCTATTAGTTAAAGCATCCATTAAAGCAGCTTGATCTTCTTCTGATAGTTTTTCAAATTCTTCTCTACTTATTTTACCGTCATCGTCTTCAATACCTTTTAAACCTAAACCTTCATAAGTAAACATGTTTGAATCTAGCAAGTCATCAACAAAATTTCTACCATTACCAAGAACGTCATCATTCATTAATGATACTAAATTACCATCTCTTATAGTTTTTTGAACTTGGTTTCGAGTATCTTTTCTCATGTTTTCAAAATCAGCGGTAAAATTATTATCACCATCACCAGAAGATATAGCAACATCTTCTAAAGCCTTAGCTTTTATTCCGTCTCTAACTTTTTGTATACTATTTATAGTAACAACATCTTCTTTTGAATCATATAGCTTTTGCTCAATTTCATTTTTAGTATATTCTTTACCGTTAACATTAAAAGTTGTTACCACTTTACCATCAACCATTTTAGTGCTAACTTTTGTTGAAGGATCTATTACAGCTTTTAAAATTTTTTGAGTTTCTGCATCTAAATTTTTAATTAAGTTTGGAGATTCTTTACCGTCAACACTTTGTGTGTCAAAAGTTTTTGCAACATCCATACGTAAGTCTTTTAAGTTTGCTGTTTCTGCAGCATAAGTATTCATTTGACCTTGCAATTTAGCTTGCAATTCTTTATCACCATCTAAAACAGCTTGATCATAATCACCTTGCATAGCAGTTATATTAGTTGTAAACGCATCAAAATAGTTATCACCCAAAGCACCAGCGGTGTCTAAAACACCTTGTGACAACTCTTGACCTTCTTTTTTAGCAGCAGCATTTTCTTTTTTTGTTTCTTCTCTCTTTGTTTTTATATCTTTAGCAAAACTTTTAGCTACATCTACAAGGCCATCGGCTCTTGTACCAGCTTTTTGATCTACTCCAGATAACGCACCAGCTCTATAAGCACTTATTAATCCCGTATCAACTGCTTTTAACGGTGACTTCATTGGAGCTGGACTTGCTAAACTAGCTACAGAACTAGCAGCGTTAGTGATACCACCCCACATTTGATCGTTAGCAGCTTGTTCTTTCATATTGGCAGCCTCAAGATCAGCACTAGCCATAGCCATAAGATTAGAAACCTTGTTTCTTTCCATATCTCTAGACATAATTTCACCCTGTCTTTCTTGACTTTGTATTTGAGACGCAGCTTGTCTTTCTAATTGTTGGTTAGCTTGTTCTTGTTGACCAATTGATATAGCTGCTTTTTGAGAGTCTATGCTACCTTGATTAGCTAATGTTTGAGCTAAAGCAGCAATACCAGAACTACCAGCAGAACCTTTCATTTGATTTAGTATATTGGCTTGATTTTGCTGTTGTTGAGCTTTAATAAACTCAGCTTCTTGTTGGTTCACAGCAAGATCTTCCATTTTGTTCTCCATATTAGCAAAAGGATTACTAGTATCTAGTTGTTCAAATTGGTTTTTTCTTTGTTCTATTTCGGCTTTAGCTATTTTAGCTTCTGCTTCAGCGGCTTTTTTTCTTTTAGAACCTCCGATAGCTTGAGCTACACCAGCACCAACACCAACAGCGGCAGCACCTACTAGTAAAAAACTCATATCTTATTTATTTTGATTAATGTATTCTTCATATTCTTTAAAATCTTTAGCTACAATCTCTTTTTCTAACCACTCTATATCTTGAGAGTTTGTAGGGTTTTTATGTATGTTTACAAATATACTTTCTTTATTTGCATATATAACTCTTTTTGTACCTGGCGTTGCCACTACATAGCATGGCGCTATATAATCTTCAATATTATCTTCTGTAGCAACTGAAATATGCCCGGTTAGTAAAAACCAAACATGTAAGTGTTTGTGTATAGCACCAACAACAACTGATCCAGGTTTCATTGACATTTGTCTAACATATATACCGTCTGCAAAAGTGTGTTTTAAAGGAAATAATTCTGAGTCTTGATGTGTAACGATGTTCACCCCGTCAGATTCACTTATCAACATCGATTGAAAATCTAAGATTTTCTTACGACTAGATAATTTTATATCTTTATTCATATTTAATTTAATTATAATTAAATAATCACACTTTTTTTGCGTTATTTACTACTTTCAAATGTATCTATACCAACACTAAATAGCTCAGAAGTTATTGTAGAGCTATTTTTAAACTTAACCTCAGCATAATAACCTAAAGCTGAACTTAAATTAGCTTTGTTATCTTTACTAAACAATATATAAGCTCCATTAGGTGGGTTGTTTATTTGAGTTCCTACTGTAACCACTAAACCTGTTATATTTGTTACAACCCCTATTTCAACAACATTTGATGAATTAATATTATATCCACCTGAAGTAGATGTTGGCACATAATAAGCTGTATCGCCTACTTGTAAAGAAACGTTTAATGGTTGTGTAAATGTTAATACTGATGGCATATTAGTTTGAAGTTGAAGTTATAAAATTAGATGCTTGTAAAGTTATAGTACCGTCAGGCGCGGACTTACCATATTGTCTAAGCCTTATTGTTCCAGTAACAGTTACTATAGTGCTAGGATCGTTTATAGTAGCTTTAGGATTTATAAGCTCGTATTGCCAGTCACTAAATATTCTTAGATTAGAGCTAGCTGGTAAACCAGAATGCGCTACGTCTAATGCTATAGAGTCGTTTGTTTGTACAGTGACTACTTTCGATACTTGTGTTTTGTTAAGTCTATTTGTAGTTTCACCATTAGCATAATCAAGATCTTCAACAAACATACCTACTTTAATGCCAGTAGTATCAGGCATATGTATGGTAGTTCCTGCATTTTCAGTGTCATTTGCTGTAGTATACTCGTTATCAAAACCTAAGAAATCGTTTAAAACTGGTTGTCTAACTACACTTAAAGTTCTACTTGCTGTTCTTGTGTATGTAAACGTAAAAGGAAAATCTAGTTTTGTTTCAGAGGCAACTGACTTAAGTGATCTGCCAGCCGTAACAGTAACATCACTTCCAGTAGCATCTACATTTGTTATAGTACCTTTTGTTATAGTACCACTAACATTACCAACAACCTCCCAGCTAGTAGCAGGGTCGGTGTTTATGTTTGTAGGTATTCCAGAAGCTAAAGCTATGTTTTGCGGCGCGTTAGAAACCCCGTTAACAGTAAAATCACCAGCTTCAAAAAACACACAGTAAGTGCCAGTAGGACTAGCGCTATCGTCAGGCATTATTGATTGTAAAAACACAGTACCATTGTTAGTGATAACATGAGCGTTTGTTTGTAATCTATACTGATTAGTGCTATTACCTTGTGCTGAATCAGCGCCTTGGTGATTACCAATACCATGTGGACCAGTATTTCCAGTTAAGTCTGTAGTATTAACCCAAGCTCCTGTAACCCAGTTGTAAGCTTTTTCTATTCCATTTTGTGCGGTATTTAATTTTACCATCATAGAATAAAACAAGCCGTTTACATCTGTAGGTATAGTATAACCTGTACTGTCAATTTGCACGGTAACAGTATCTGTAGGTGACAAAATACTATTTGAAACGTTTGCTTTAGTAACTCTTTTTCCTAAACTAGTTTTTGTAACTATAGTTCTAGCTAAGTAGCTAAGTCTAATATCATGGAGATGTGCACAGAAACCTCCCTCACCACTTGGCGGATCTGGATCTAAACCAGGTACGTTTACCGGTGGAGTATAAAATATTTCTATGACAGATTTTTCAATTTTACTTGTGTTACCAGTAGAAGTATAATAAGTGTCTGTTACATTCCAAGTGTAATAAGAAGCCCAAGGTGCATTTGATAGTCTGTTAAACCAAGAAACATCAACACCACCACCACTTTGGCCTTGTGCTGATAAGTGATAACCTGATGCAGCTGTTATAGTATATTCTGCTATTTTAGTTGTAACACCTTGTGTTACTGTACCACTCCATTTATCTGAAGCTATGTTTGTTGCTCCTGACAAAAACGTAACATTATCAGTTCTAGTTATTCCAGTTACAGGTGAGCTAGGTACTATTACAACATTATCAGCGCCATGCTCTTCGTAAGAAACATGCAAACAAGCATCCCTAAGTATTTCACCGCCTGTTGCGGTTCCACCATGATCAACGTCAAAGTGTCTATCATAATCATTATTAGGCATTGAAAAGCTACCATAATACGCTCTTGCTTCTACAACATTAGCAGGATCACCAGCTATACCTTGGTTTCTAAATTCAACTTTTGTAATGTTTTGATCAGCGTTCCAACCTCCTGCAGCTGTATAAATATAAACAGTTGAATTACCACTGCCACTTGTTGTTGCCGTACCATTAGGCACACTAAAATCTTTAGCATCTAAATCTAAACCTGAGTAAGTGTAAAGACCGTTTGTTAAAGTTAAATTATCAATATAACTACTCGAAGTTTGTCCTCCAGTATCGATACTAGCAGGAACAGTAGAACCAGCAACCGCTGAGTGAACACTAAACGAACCAATTTTAAAATCAGCATCAGCACCACTTGAATCCCAATTTAAATTACCAGCAGCATTTGTAGGATGTGCGTGTACATTTATTTTATAAACAGTCGCTGGGTCACCACTATTATTAGTGCTTGCATTACCTAAACCTTGTACAGAAAACTCTTTTTCATCTAGGTTATCCAATGTTGTTGCTACGCCTTTCAGTGTACCAAACCACTTGCCTTCTTTGTTTTTAAACTCTATGTCATCAATTTCTTGTAAGTCAGTAGCCATACTATCAACATACCAACCAGCTTTAGCTGTTAAGTTGTCATACCTATTATCTGTTTTGCCACTAACAGTTGTAAACTGTGATATTCTAGCTTGAGTACCTTCGTAATTTATAGTGTTAAAACTTTTTACAGATCCTGGTTGATCATTAAATATTAATGTAAAGTCAGAATAATATTGAGTTCCATAAAAATTGTTAGTTGTTGTATTGTTATGATGCTTCCATATACTACCTTCTTTAAAAGTATAGTATTGATTATTTAAACTTATACCAGCTTCAGGACCAAAAGACTTAAAACTCACCCAACCTTGAGTTAATTCGTTATAACTTAAAGTTGTTGTTGTAGGTCTAAATTGACGTTTATCTACTCTAGTACATAAAGTTAAATTATACTCATTTTTCTTTTCATCATAAGTACCTATAAGTTCTGATAAGTTTTCAAGATTGTCATTAAAGTAATCTTTCATACCTATGTCAGATATACTTTTTACCGACATACCACCTTCTAAAGCTAATACTTGACCTCTCATTTGATCTGCCCAATACATACCAAAAGGCGTTACCGCTAAAGATTCTGGGTTTGTTGATATACCATAATCACCATTTATCGGAGTTGCTTGACCAAGTACCGCGTTATTAGATGTTACATTAGCGTTACCGTCAGCATTAAATAAAGCATCTTTGTTTGTTAAAATTCTTAAGACTTTGTCTTCACAAAAAGCAAAAGTATCAGTATCTCTACTAACAAGCTTTTGTATAGACCCATGTCTTGGGCTAAGATCTTTAGTTATAGGTTCTGCTTGTATAAACTGGTTTAAATTATTAACACCACTTGTTGAGTTGAATATACCAGAAAAAATCATACCACTAGATCTATGCTCTTCAGAATAAGGTTCAGCTAAAACAGTAGATGCTTTAACACCATTAGCAACTTTAGGCGCGTTGTAATCATCTCTAATTCTATCAGACTCTATACCATTACCAAACGACCAGCAATTGTGCCAGCCTAAATATTGTGGTTGATGATGTGGAGCTCTCCAAGGCTGATAACCAAACGGCGTTCTTTTATTAGAAGGAGCTTTACCTGTTACAACTTCAATTATGGTTGTGCCAGCAGCGTAAGCATTTGCAGTTGTTTTAGATACATAAAGAACAGAATAACTACCGTCGTATTTTTTTATTTTTATATACTGATCATGATCTAAAGTATCTACTAAAGCTGGTGATACTGTTATTTTTGTTAAGTCTTGATCTGAAGGTTGATTAACAGCTGTTATTTTATATACTTGTCTTTCGTTGTTAGAATCAACATGCCAAGCATTGCTATCATTTCTAGCTTCAAATGTTGAAAATAAAGGTATTAACAACTCGTTATTTCTATGAGTAACATTTAAAGGTATAGCGCCAGAAGCTTCATAATAAATATCTACATCAACATTTTCTTTTGGTTCAGTTTCCCATATAGCTGGTTCTTCAGTAGAAAGCTCACTTCGATCAGCGCCAAAAGTTGTATCTGGTGTTACTATGTCAATTATTGTAGAGCTATAACCATCATGTCTCATTGCACTTAAAGGATCCCAAGTCATTGAATTTTGCCCTTGACCTAAATCCATTGGTAAACCATCTTCGTCTCTTACAATATCATGAATAAACATTCTTCTTTTAGCAGAGTCTGGTTCGTTACCCCAATGGTGACTCCAAGCATTTGCATGACCAACAGCTCTTACAACTCTATAAACAACTTGGCCTGGATCTGATCTGAATCTAAAAAGCGTACCAGCTCTTCTCATTGCCGCGTAAAAGTCTACTGAGTTTTGATTACCAATAGTAGAATTTGTACTACCATGTCTTCTTATTCCCCAATATATTCTAGTACGATCAGAATAATGTCTTATACCTCCTCTTCCCATTTGATTATCTATATCCGTATGAGATGGGTGAGTTCCATTATCATCTGAATGCCAACCACTACCGTCTGTCCACGTCCATTCGTCGTGTTTATATCCAGCAGCATCTATCCACCACTCACTGTGAGCTGGCATATTTATCCAATATTTTCTATCTCTACTTCTGGCAGAGTAATAACCCATTTGCTCGCTAGCAGAAAATTTACCAGGTTGACCGTAAGCACTTGCAGTTGTTCCAGGACTACTAGCTTCAGAACCGTACCAATTACAATTACCTCTATGGAAAGTGTGACCTGTTTGATTTACAGAAGGATGTCTTTTGTCACCTTGATCTCCAATACCAGATATAAACCTTACCGGGTGACTACTAATTATGTTATAAGCAGTAGTAGGCTCAGCAGCGTTTGTTAAAACATTATTCTCTAATGTTGAATCTCTATATATTTTTACAAAAAATCTACCGTCAAACTCAGCTTTGTTTTCTACAACATTTTCTCTTAGTTCGACTCTATATGTAGGAAAATTACTATCATCTCCTAAGCCTTGAGGATTAACAACGGTACCATTGCTAAGTTGAGCACTCATTAAAGCATCGTCACCAAAAGCCGCTGACAAGCGTATAACGTGGTTTGTACCAATCTCTCTAATACTTGCAATGCTCACAAACTCTGTTGCCATTGTAACATTGTTAAGTGTAGCAGTTAATCTAACTTGCATATTACCTCTTCCAATTTTAGAGTAAACATCTGCCATCCAACTTTCTCCAAAAGTAGTGTCCCATGCATTTGTTGTAACAATAATTTCATTAGCGGTAGAAAAAAACGTACCAGTTCCACTTCCTGTTTGTGAAGTTGCAACTGCTCCATGAGGCTTCCTTGTTGTTTTTACAAATAAAGGAGCGTCTTCTGATATTGCTATAATTTTATATCTTGCTTTATCAATAACAGGATCTTCGCTGTCATGTTTCTTTTTTAGTATTAAAAACGTTTCCTCATCAACTTTATTTCTTTCTGCAGATGGAAAAGAAATCCATACGTTACCATCTTCTGCGTTATACCAACGATCCATAGCTAAGTTGTAATACTCGTTTGAAGTTTCTTTAACATAAAACTTCATGTATTCTGCCCATGTAGGTATTGTTGAATTAGGGTGAACTCTTGCTTTTAAACAATTAGAATAAGTAGACCATTTTTTATCTAAATAAATACTACTACTTTTTGTAGGTATTTGCACTGGAGTTTCTCTACCGTACTTATCACTAAACACAACTCCAACTTGATATGTTCTAAGCGTTTTGCAAGAAGTTTCAGTTGAAGAACTGTATTTGTGATCAAAACTAACATCTAGTTTTAAATCCTGTGCTAATTCATAATTTTGTTTGTAGTTACCATATATTAATCTATTAGAAGTTATTTCTTGAGTCAAAGCGCTTTTAGGTACATTATCCCAAGGTCTTAACAATTGATTAGAAGGTAATATAGCGTGAATCATTTCTGACGTTAAGTCATACTGACCTCTATTATAAGGACTAACAGCTGTATCAGGCCATTGAGGTGCACCATCTTTTTTTGTTATTTCTTTTACAGTGTATATTTCATTTTTACCATCTTCTTTGTATAACAAATCTACTTGAATAACATCGTCTGGCATCATATGAGTTTCTGGGAAAAAGTTTGTTAGTCTTAAACTTTTTAGCCTGTTTGTCATACCTAAGTTGTAACCTTTGCTGCAAACATAATCAAAACCACCAGGTATAAACGCTACTTGTGTCCAAGGTGCAAAAGTAGAATATTCACCATCAGTATATTTCCATCTATAAGAAAATCTAGGAAATTTAAATTCAAATAAAGCTGGGGGTGAGTCTAGTCTACATCTCCAATTCGTTGGTGTTGTTGAAATGTTTTCAGCAATACTTATTATTTCAAACTCATAAGGTCCAATTTCACCACCATTATTTGGCATACCATTTGGCCCATCAGTAACTTTAACTCTTACTTGAGCAATGTCAGCGTCAAAAGAATCTGCTAAAACATTTAGGTCATCTGTAAACAATAGCACATCGCCAGTTCTAAAATCTACAGGTTGGTTAAAATAAAAATTTGATATTATCTCTCCAACTTCATAAGCATCACCATTAGCATCACTCCATTGAAAAGTTCCATTAGCACCACTAGATGTTCCCGTGTCAGCATATGTTAAGTTTGATTCCGGCTCTGGAACTGCTAGTGTAGAGTCTGGAACTCTATCTATACTAGTTTCTAGCATTCGTAATTCTAAAGGATATTTAGGTGATTTTTTTATTACAGTTATGTTTTCCGTCATTATCCATTCTGGCCTAACATTAGTTCTGTTTAAACATGTTCTAAAACCAATAGGACTTTTTATAACATTTCTAGTATGAAAATTAGCATTATCACCAAACGAAGGTGGTATTAAGTCAGCTTGAACATTACCAGTGTTGTTAGCATGACTACCTTTTTGAGCATCGTCCCAACCAACAACTTGTAACGTACCACCAGTACCCATTAAACTTCTTTCTATATGTATTTTTTTAGGCTCATTTACACCGTCAGTCCAAAATAACATACCTTCTAAATGGTTTATGTTATTGATTTTAACATAAGCATTAAAATTTAAAATTCTCTCACCAAACTCGGAATGAAAATAAATATTTTCATTATTACTAACTGGTATAGCTTCACCACTAGAACCATTGTCCCATTTGTAATCATGCCACACTTGCCAACCGCCACCAATCTTTACAAGATCTGTTACTAAAACGTTATCTTCAAATGTTAAAGTTTTAGTAGCACCACCTACGTGATTAGTAAACGTACCTGTTATGTGCATTCCAACTCTAACGCCAGTTGTATTAGTAGAATCACCATTATCACTTATAGTAAAATACTTATTAGTATTATCATTACCAACTTGAGCTTCTTCAACATTATATATATCTACAAAAACATATCTAAAAGTATTAGTAATAGTGTTGTATTCTATTATATAATCTTTTTTAACAAGAGGTTTATAATGACCAACACCACCACCTGAAACAAAATAATATATTAAATCTTTTTCAGCTATTGCATGAGCTCCAACACAAGTACAATAATTATCTGGAACAATATTGTTACTTAACTCTGTGTTACCAAGTAAAGTTTGTAAAGCACCAACATCACTACCATCTGAAGTTGATATTTGTACGTTTAACGCATCTCGATACTGACCAGAAGGTAAAACCCTCTCGTCCATATCTTTGTTCATCTTTGCACCTGAAAAATTTCTTTTTAATTCAGCCATTATTTATTTTTAGTGTTTTATCCATTTAGATTTACCTCTAAGTATCTGAGTAATCTCTTCAATTTTTATATTTGATAATCTTATTTTTGCTTTTCTAGTTTCTGCAAACTTTTCTTTTTTTAGCATTTGTAGCATATTATAATCTACATTTTTTCTACCTTGCATGCAAGCATATAATACATGTTTTATTACAGCTTCTTGAGCAAATTTATGTAAAATAAAATCTTCTTGTACATTTGGAGTTGTTTCAAAGTTTCCTGTGTGAGATTGTAAGTTACCAACACCGTCACTTATATAATGTAATGTTACAACTTTACCTGCACAATTACCGCTAAAATGTATTCTTCCTCTATCATAATCTATATAAAAAGACCCATTTTGATTCATATGTCTAGGTTCTCCACCGTATTTTCTTCCTTTTGCGTCTTCAAAAATATCAGTATCATCTTTATAAGGATCAGAACTGCTTGAAGATGTTTCTGTTTTATATTTATCCCAAGTTTCTGAGTCAGAGGCTAATAAACTATCATTAGGAGCGTTAGTATCAAAGGTAAGTTCGTGACTAGCATCTTGAAGATATGCTGTTGGGTTGCTAGTTAATATAGCTGGCATTAAAGTTCTTTGTATACCATTACTATCTAACCAAGTAACTTTAGTATAACCTACATAATCATGAGGTAACGACATCATTAAAGAAGGTGGTATTTCTATTTCCATAGATCTTGCAGATCTAAACGTATCAAAACTAAACTCTTGTAAAGCTCTATAAGTATGATATGTAACGTCTGAAACTCTTGTTCCTTCCAACATTTTGTCTAGTTGACAATATGTTGCTACAATATCATTTATTAAGTCTGAAGCTTTCATAAACTGATAGCTACCCTGAACACCATCACCAGTTAACTGTGCGTTGTCAGTTCCTTCGTAATATTGTTTATGCGTTAATGTTATTAAGTTTATTGGCATTTTTTATTATTTTGTTTGTCCGTCATTTTGAGCTTCTTCATTTGAAGCTATTTGCACTAGTCCTGGTTTGTTTATAGTTATACCAGCTAGTTCTAATATTTTTATTACTAAATTTGTTTCTTCAGATCTATGTAAGTTAAAATCTGTAGAGTTGTTAGCATCATATAAAGCTTTTTCATTTACAACTACATAACCCCATTTAACAGGAGCTGGTGGATCTGCTACAACTTCAACTTTTAATTGATTAGCTGATGTTATAGGCGCAACATTATCTTCTTTATACAAAGAAAAACTACCATCAGAGTTTTCAGTATAGAAAAAATCAGCCGCGTCTGCAGTATGCCATCTACTATTATTTCTAGCATTGTACATGTCTACAATAGGCTTAATATCTGTTTGTTCAATAAGTGTTAGTGGGATTGACGATCCGTCTGTACCAGAATAGTACATTCGTCCTGTTCGATATATTGTAGCTGATAAGTCAGGTAATTTATAACATTTGTTTGGAGCGTCTACATCTAAAGCTACATCTGAGCCTTTATATATAGATATTTTTTCTCTAATTATGTTAACAGTGTCACCAAAATCAGGTTCTAGCGGGTTGTTTACGCCAGGTTTACCAGCTTCTCCTCTAGCTTTTAAATTTGTCATAGCAGCTAAATCATAAAAGTATTGCTCAAATATATCTAGTTGAGCTTGATTTGCATGCAGATTAAATTCTTGTGGCGTAATATAGCCTCTTTGTTCTTTGTTAGCTAATGCTAATACTCTTTGATAAACTGTATCGATACTTATGCTTGTATTCGCCATATATTATTTTTTATTAAAGTATAGCAATCACCCCGAAGGGTGACTGTATACTATTGTTTAATTATCCTAATTGTTTTTCAACAGATTTTAAAACTTCCATACCTTCATCAGTTTTAAACCAAGCGGCTAAAGCTGAATATGGATGTTCTTCAAATGGAACGTTTAAAAGTTTTCTTCCGTTAGAAGTGTAAGATATTGTTCTTTGATCTGGTGAAAGTGTTAATATACCTTGCTCAACAGACTTAACACCTATATTTCTAAGATAAATATTATCATCTTTCATTAAACTTAGAACTAAATTAGGTTTTTGTCTAGCTAATACTAGTATATCTCTTTTAAGCTCCTTAGAACTTAAACCAGATACCTTAGAACCAACCTCTGCTCGCATGATAGCCTCAACCATATCTATATCCATGTTTCTAGCAGCGATCATAGCGTCTAACTGTACATCCATAACTTCTAAGTCATCTATAGCTGTTTCTCTATCTTTAATCTCTTCCCATAACTTATCAGCTAAAGGGTGATATATAGATAAAAACTTTTGAACCATAATTTTGTTTTTAGGAACATTTAACACTCCGTGTCTAAAAACTATTCTAGCTGGTCTTACTTGTCCTTTAAACTCGTCTACAAAAGGTGTGTTTTGATTTGCTGTTAATGCAATTTCTCTTTCATAACCTTTTTCTTCATCAAAATAGTATTTTCCTTTAGCACTAACGTGGTAAGATAAAGGTTTTAAACCATCTTTTAATACGTAAACTCTGTCTTTAATTTCCCAACCATCAATTACTCTAGTAGTTGGTTCTTTTCTTTTTGGTTGTTTTACAACCGGTGGTGCTTCCATTACTGGAGTTTCTACAGGCACCTCTGTTTTCGTTTCTTGTTTTTTTGCCATAATATATAATATAATTTAATAAGTTAAAAAAAAGGGGAGGAGTTTTCCTCCCCTTTTAAAGTTAATGTGAGCTATTAGCTTAGTTAAATGCTCCGTTTCCAACTCCTTTTAATAATACAAAGTTGTTAGCTCCTTGTACTACTAAACATCTTTCAGATAAGAAGTGCATCTCCATTGCATCTAAATCAGAAGTAACAGCACCAACTGAACCAGTAGTCCAAGTTTTGTACTTTCTACTTTCCATGTTAGAAGCTCTGTATCTTACATGTAAGAATGGTCTCTTTAGGTTTTTACCTAAATTTTGATCATATACAGAAGAAACTCCTGCTGGTATCATAACACCAGTAATTGCAGCATCTCCTGCTTTAGTGTTAATTAAACCTCTTGTTGCGTGATCGTTTAGGTATTTAAAGTCAGACTTATAGAAGTCATAAGAACCTCTTCTAAATCCAGAGAAACCTAAGTTTAATGCCATGTCAGCGTCGTTGTTAAATACTCCAAAAGAAGTACCTCTACCACCATGTACATTAGCAACCGCACCACTAGCAACACCACCATTAGCACCTGCTAACATATCATCAATGTTTAGAGCAACGTTTCTGTTTAAGAACATCATGTTCTCTTCAATAGCACCTTGCTTGTCAAGCTCTGCAATAATGTCATCAAATTCTTGTAAAGCAACTTGATGAGAAGGAGAACCATCTAAAGCATCAGAGATATTACCTCTATCTGCTAAAGCAGCCCAAAGACCTTCAGTACCGTTAAAGTTACCACCTTGGTGAGCACCTGCTATAGGAGCTGAAGTCAATGTTGACTCCATCATCGCCATCTCTAAGTAGTCAGAGAATCTAGCTTTAGTATCACCAGAAGCTTTTAAGTACCACATGTAACCTGATTGACCTTCTTCACCAGAAACTTCAACCCAACCGATTTGAGCAGCATCAGATCCAGAGATCTCATACTTATCTTTTAATATGATTGGTTTGTTAGTTCTAGATTTGAATACTGGCTTATTAGCACCTGCTCTTCCTTCAGTTCCTTTTGCATATTCAGAACCATAAACCATTACGTGAACATCTTGGTTTTCTGCAAGACTACCAGAAGCGATGTTACCACCATCATAACGTTTCCAAGAAACCTCACCATTTGCAGTACCAGTACCAGAAGCAGCTACCGCAGTAACATAACCTCTTGTTACTGAATCAGCATCAGCTACTAATATCATGTCACCTGGACGTATACCGTGAAGAACAGCAGTAGTTGTACTAGTTACAGAGTTACCATCAGCATCTGTAGTACCAGCATCAAATGCTAATACACCTAAAGTTACAGTTCCACCGTTTGCTTTTAACTTAACATCTTTATATGATAAGTGTAATCTACCTTGCTCAGACCAAATTACTTGGTCAGCAGTCATAGACTCTTCAGCCCCAACTTGTGATAAGAAACCTGAGATAGTTCTGTTTCCAAAAATCTCAGCTTCTTTCTCCATTAGGTCTGGTAAATATTGTTGCGCCCAATTCGCACTATTTGCACCTGCGTCAGCAAAGTCAATATAGTTTGAAGCAAGCGTTTGTTTTTGAGGAGCGGCAGTTAATCTACCGTCCACAACACCTGTTACAGCCATAATTTTAAATTTTTAAATTAATATTTAGTTTCGTTTTTTAATTCTTAGCTTCATATCACTAGAATCTTCACCTAAAACCCTAAACTTAATACCTCCTTCACCTTCATAAACTTTATGAGACTCTCTAGATGTGTTAATGTTCTTAGATTCAGCAACCGATTGCTTTACAGCATCAGTTTTGCCTTGTTCATAGAAATGTTTCGCTATTGCATCAGGATTCATAGCTGTGAATAATGATTTGTGATAACCAGCAGCATCGCTCATCAAACCATCGTTTAGGAACTTCCCAACGAAATTGTTAATATCAACTTGCTTGTTTTTCACCGCGTCAACATCTGTAATATTGTATTTAATCTTTTTATCACCTACGTTAAACTCAAAACCGTTAAAGTTTTTAAAAACTTCATCTGTTTTATTTAAAAAGGTTTTTTGTTGATTTTCTACAGTTTTTACATTTTGCTCTTCTTCCTGATTGTACCTATTAAAGAACTCAATTGCTTTTTGTTGCTCGCCTGTAAGCTTGCCTCCAGCTTTGATTTCTTTATAGTATTTGGATTTAGACTCTTCCAAGTGAGCTTTAGCCTCAGCAACTTGCTCTTTTAAGGCTATTTTTTTTCTTTTTACTTCTTTTTCACTATCAGACTCTTCGTCATATGAAAAATTTTCTTCAAGTAAAAAGTTAATTTCTTCGTGATTTAGATGTGGTTTTGTTTGTTTATAGTAATCGGACAAAACTTCAGAGTCGTCCATTTCTTCTATATTCTTATTCAACATCATGTAATCTTCTAAGCCACCACCGGTTTCTTCCATAAACTCCATCAATTTTTGTAAGTTTTCTGGAAGATCAACTACCTCGTCTACTGTAGTCTCTTCTTGTGTTTGGGTTTCCGGCTGTACTTCTTCTTGTTCTTGTGTGGTCCCGGTGTCCTCGGGTTGAACATTCTCAACGATTCCTCCTTCGTCAGTATTATTTTCTGTAAGTTCTGCTGTGGTTTCATTTTCTTTTTCTGGTTCTGGTTCTACTGGTATTTTTGTTAAATCTATTTTTATATCACCATCTTCATTTATCGATACTGGTGATTCTTCTTGTTTTTCTTCAACCTGAGGTTCTGTAGTTTGCTCTACAGTTTCTTGTGTAGCCTCTTCAGCTACGTTTTCGTTTTCTTCCATGATATAATATTATTAAATAATTAGTTTTCTGTTAAACCGCCCATACTTAAACCCTGGCCCATAGTGTCGTTACCAGCTGATTCAAATTTAGCTTGTTCTCTTTGATCTTTACGATCTTCTTTCATTGCATCACCTTTCATTCTAGCTTCTGACTCCATGCCTTTTAACTTTTGGTTAATTTCAAACTCATGATCCATAAGTTTTCTTTTTAATGCAGCCTCTTCTTTAAGGTATTGTATTTTCATTTCTGTTTTCGCTTTTTCAAGCTCGATGTCAGATTGTACGTTAGCTTGTTTTTCTTGTATTTTAGCTTGTGAAGCAGCTTGTGCAGCTTGTTGATTTGTTTGAGATTGCATCTGCATGTTTCTTTCACTCATCTTCTGATCTCTTTCCATTTTCTTTTTCCTACGTATTTTCAACATCTGATTAGCCATCTTTAGATTTTTAATCTCACGTAAATCAATAGCATCATCTAAATCAATTAGTTTTTGCTGTATGGCCATTTGAATATTGTTTTCAAGCACTTGTTTTTCTTCTTCATCTGGTTGTAAGCTTATAAATATACCAAAATCATACAAATGTAATTCTGACATTTCTTTTAGCGTAGCAACGTTATGAGCACCTATAGCTTGTATAAAAGCATCTCTAGTTGGTGAATACTCTACAATATCAGAAATTCTTAATGATAATTGCTCTGCAGTTTCTACAGTTAAATAAAGTGAAGCATCTAACACGTGTCTTGTTGCAACATTAGAATTTGCTGCAGCTAATTTTTGTATACCTACTAATGATCTAGAATCTGGCGTTGAAGCATCTCTAGCTTCATTTAAACCGGTTACGTCTCTAATCATTTGTAGATAGTAGTTATAGTTACCTATAAGTGCTTGTAATTTATTACCTGCGCCAGCTCCATTTGATATTTCTTGTATAGGTATTTTACCCGGGTTTTGATCACCATCACCAGTAAATGATCTACCAACAACAGAACCAGTTTGGAAAAACATATTTAAAGCTTCTTGAGCGTTGTAATTCGTTCCATTACCCAAATCAACTTCTGCTAAACCATCTATATCTAAATAAACACCATCTGGCACCATTCTAGATAATACTTGTTGTAATTTAAGATGTGTCAACTGAATCATATCAGCAAAACCAGTAATTCTACTAACTAAACTTTCTATTCTACCATTATACATTTTAGGAGCAACAATAGAATAATTCATTTTTACTTTGTTAAAATCACTCTTTGTTCTCATCATGTTATCGGCTTTTTGCCACTTTAACAACTTGTCAGTACCTAAAACTAATACACCTTCAAACAAACACTCAACAGATCTTTGTAATCTAGAGTAATCAGCTGCATCAGCTGGTGGTTTAAAAGTGTCATCTCTACGTATAGATTTTTCTGCTCCAGAATTTAATTTTTTAACTTTATAAACATCATTCATATATGTTTTATAGTTAAAATATAGTACAGCAACTTTATTTTTATCGTTGTTACCATATATTCCTATACCATGCCTATTTGTATATTTAGATCTTATATCTTTTAATTCAAACTCATCTAAATGTGGAAACTCTTTAGCTAATTCATTTATAGGTATATATTTAACCTCACCACAGTAATATATGTCATCAAAATAAGGTGAATCTGTATAAGAATAAACTAAGTTAGCTGGATCAACATATTCAACTTTAGCACCTTCAGACCAGTTAAATGTTGTTTTTGTAGCTGCAATACCTAACACGGTTAAATCTTCTAAGCATCTTCTTCTTGTAAGATCATATCTACTACCTTCCATTAATACGTTTATAGCTTGCTCGTTTGCTAATTCAACTTCTTGCTTATATGTTAGTTGCATGTGCAAACCTAACTCTTCTTCAGTTTCAGGTAAAGTTTCCGGATCGTTTTTGTAAAGATCTATATTAAACTGTTGTTTTGCTTGATCGTTAAAACTTTTGGTTCTCATATCTTTTAAGATACTTTCCATATAATCTGTCCTTTTTGCTACACCATAAGGATCTTGTGAATAAGCTTTTATATCATATGATCTATTTGCCATACCATTAACTACTATATCAACAAACTTAGGTATAATAGGAACTGGTGTCCAGTCTAAATTAAGATAAGACAAATCACCGTTAATAGATAATTCATCTTTATATTTTTGTATTGATTGTTCTCCTCTAGCGTATAATCTTAAATTGTGATACTTTCTTTGTGATTGATTGGCTCTATTTTGAGCAGGCCCATCAAACCATTCTAGCTCTATAGCTTTTGCTACTTTCAAACCATACTCTGTAGTGATTTTTTCTAAATCACTAACAACTTGAGAAGGAAAATTTGTATGTACAGACTCTGCCATATTATCGTTTAATTATTTTTGAATTTGATCCTCTATTGTTGTACCGAGCAATACTTATATCGATACTTTTTCTTTCTATCTTTGCATTTGGTGCATATAAGTGTCTATTGCAAGCCATTATAGCTAATCCAGAACTTATTGTTGCATCATACTTTGTTCTTTTGTTTATGTCAAATTTACTCCAATCATTTAAAGTATTATTGAAGTACATATTTCCATAATTGCCCTCGCTTGTTTCTCCTACTTTTTCTTGTATATACATTTCAATTGCAGCAGCGTGAGCTTGTTTAATATCTTCTGAAGTATTTGGTATACCTCCTATTTCTTTTTCAGTAGTTGATAGTTTATTCCAAACTTTATCTGGTCTATTCATGCTAAAACCTCGATAACCTCTTCTTCTCATATAATATAATAATCTTGGTTTATTGTTCTCACATAAAAGAGGCATACCATAAAATACCAAAGCACATAAAACATCTTCAAAAAACATATCAGCTGTTTGTGGTCTAGCTATATATTCTAAAAAAAATTGTGCAGGCGGTGCATCTTCCATACTAAATTTAGTTAAACCATGTAAAGCACCTTTTGAACCTTGACCGTCTACTGTTCCTGATATATCGTATGAGTCACAACCAAAAGCACCCACGTGTTCGTTGCCAGGATATTTAATACCATTCTTAATTACAACTTTATTTTGTAAATGAGAAGGTGGAACCCAACTAACTTTAAACCTACCTTTTGGATTTGGATAAAACATTACTGTTGAATCTTTTACACCGTTTAACCATTGAAAACTACCGGTTGTAACTCCTAAAGTATTTCCTAAACCTTCGTTATAATCTATTTGTTGATATAATTTTACTAAGTTAAATATTGAATTTTTTGACTCATCTCTAAAAGCATGCTCTGTTGTTCTTGGAAACTGTCTGTAAAATTCATTTAAAGCATCTTGATCTGACTTTAATCCATCAACTTCATTTTGCCAACTATCTATTACACCAACATCTATTAACTCTCCGTGTGGGTCGAATACATCGACGTCAGGCGTATTAAATACAGGAAGTCCGTGCTCGTCAATAAATCCTTCGTAGTTCCATTCCATTGGGATAAACAAAGAGTACAAACCAGACTTCGTTTGACCATTTCTATTTCTTTCTGTGACGTCTGAGCTGTTATATAGTTTTTTGAAATTGTCTCCACCTTTATCTAATGCGTTTGAAGTCGAGCCCATCATACATTTACCTATAATCCTACTACCTAATCGTAAACATGTTTTTGTAACCCTCCAGTTATTTAAAATATTATCGGGTCTTTCCCACTTACCACTTTCATCGTGTACTAGTAATGCTAGTTTTTCACCATCATAACTATTATCGCCAGTATTTTTCCAGTCTATTGTTGTATCTAAACCTGCTAAATCTTCAAGCTTTTCATTAGCTGTTATTTTCTTTCTTGTAAACTTACTAGCTGGTACTCTATACGCCAACTCTGTTTTTGGTCTATCCATACCATCTTGAATAGGTTTAAAAAAGAAAGGATAATTAATACTAATTGGCACTACTTTATCAGTAAACATTTTTTTAGCATCTGCACCTGATTTAGATAATATTCCATACCTACTATCACTTGACATTGTTGCTAAATTAACAGTCTCTGCAGAACTCATAAAAGAAAATCCAGAACGACGATTTTTAAGGTAACACATACCATAACATCTTTTATCTGCTTTACAAGCTTCCCAGAATATAAAAAATAATCTGTTTGCTTCTCTAAAATCTGGTGCACCTACATCTATTTTACTCCACTGTAAGTACATATAATGAGTTCCTGGTAACCAAATTGCTTTATCGTTATTTGTAAACCAAAAACCTTCATCTCTTCTTCTAAACTCTTCGTCTATATAGTCAAACCATTGAGATTTATTTTCTTCAGGATAAGCTCTCCAGTCAAATATATTTTTAAGTCTTGATAGTTCTTTTGGATATTCAAATCTTTCCCACTTGTTTAGCTTGTTTTTGTACACTTGTTTTGGCACTTGTGGCAGTGCAATTCGCAAATTTTGTATTTCAAGTATTTCGCCGATTTTACCAGTTTTTGATATAACGACAATATCATGTTCTTTATTATATCCATAGTTCCATTTTTTACCACGATTCAAACGTGTTATTGTTGTTTTTTTTATAGGCTCTACAACCTTAACTAAATTTTGCTCGTACATTACTTAGATCTACTTTCTGCGAATCCTCTAAAGACTTTTTCCTCTGTCTTTTCTTGTGTTTTACCCTCAAGCAAGTTTGCTTCTTCCTGAATTCTGTTAAGTATTTCAAATGCGTCAAATATAGCTAATTTTTTAGTAGCTGCGGCATTTTTTAATCTATCAGCTGATATATCATCATCAGAATCTACAATAGGTTCTTTAGCAACTTTAATTAATTCATCAACTGCTCTTTGCCCAGCTTGGATTATATTCTTCTTCGTTTCCTTGATATTCATATTTCAGTGTTATTAAATTTGATTTAACTCTATAGAGTCTTTGCCCATCTATTAAAAATTCGTATTGACCTCTTATTCTAAAACCAACTAAACTTCCTTTTTCAACAGTTCCGTCTGAAAACTTTATTATACCTATTGGTTTTTCTTTTTCCGCTGGGTTTAATTTGTTGTCTTCTTTTATTGGTTGTATAAAACAATAGCCTTTTAAAGGTTTCCATCCATCACCATTGTTGTAAGCAAATATTTGATCTGGACTAACAATATAAGTATCTTCGTTTATAAAGCCACTGCTATTTTTTTCTATACCATATTGATTATACCATCTTCTAAAAACGTTGTGGTGTACAATTACAGTGTCTCCTTTTTTAATTTCAGACTCAAAACCAAGTGGAAGTTCTTTTACAATAGCTTCTCTATTTATAAATTCGTGATTAGATATTTCAGAATTTAATATTAACTCTTTATCACCAATTTTTTTTATATTATTGTATCTTTCTCCTTTTGGTTTTACTACGTAATCCCAAATAGCCTTCATTATTTATATTCTAGATTATACTCTACAGATATAGCCATGTTTTTATTAAAATCTTTCCAAGGTATAACTTCGTTTTGTTTTTTAATATAAACACTATATTTGTCTTTTTCTTCAAATATATCGCAGATGGTATGACCGCCATACACTTCTTGCCCAACGGCATAGTGCATGGCGTCATTTTTATAATCTTTACCTATTGATATTTTACGAATCAGCTTGTCCATTATTCTCGTATGTTAATGTACCTGTTCTTACATCAATATTAGCATCTCCGTATTTATCTTGGAAATTAGCTTGCATAAGTTTTACCTCATCGTTAAGGCCAGCTAATCTATGTAACATATCATGCTCTGCAGCTCTTGTTCTGCCTATATTTAGGTGTATTGAATCTATATTTCTTACTAAAGCTTGAAGATCTTGTAATTCTTTTTCTTCTAGTTTTTCTGCTTTTACTTTAAGGTCTTTAACCTTAGGTGTTTTTCTTTTTGCCATTTTATTTAATTTAAGTTAATTTATTGTTATTTATCTAGTTATAATATCACATAAAATAGTGAGTAATTACACTAATCGTCTAATTCTGATATATAAGAGTTTTCCTCTAATTCTTCAACTTCAACACCCGTTCCATCACCTACCCAACTACTATGATTTGTAAATGTATAATTTGAACAAGTGTTTATATTATTAAACTTACGAACACGGTCACTAACAGTGTCTGTTGTAACTATTACTCTTTGTGTATCGTCTAAGCTTTTACGCATGAACGTTATGTTTTCTTTATTAAGTGTTTCAAACACTTCTTTTGTTACTATATAATAATTCATTATTTAGCTTCTATATTTGAGTTACCACTAATAGTAAATCCATCGTTGTTATTAGCACTAGTGTCAGAACCGTCAGACTCAAAGTTGTAATAACCTTGCAAATTACCAATACCACTTGCGGTAGTTGTGCTTGCTGGTGTACCACTATTATAAAGTGTTGTTACTTCAGAGTCCGATAACTGCTTGTTGTATATAGTTAAAACGTTGTACTTTGTTTCATTAGTATCACCAGATTTTGCAAAAGTATGCGCGTTACTACCTAAACATATACGCCTAGCATCTTCTGTCATTTCAACAGTTCCAGCATTGTTACCATTAGAGTAAAAAGCATTATTAAGCTTAGTACCGTTCCAATAAGCAGCTATATTACTAGCAGCTAAAGTCGTACCAGTACCTTTTGTTATGACTAAATGAGTATAGTTATTACCGTTTACATTACCTCTGTTTGAAGAACTCCAATAATTACTAGCAGAGCTACCAGGTAGACCTGTTTGTGTTAAACTAGAGTGCAAAGCCCAAAAATTGAAAGATCTATTAGTAGAATTACTACCTATTCTAAATTCTAATCTATTATTAGATTCATTGTAAAAAATTCTTATCTGATCATTAGCAGCTGTAGAGCTACCGTCATTCATAGCAAAAAAATGTAAATTAGTATTTAAGTTATTAGTCCAACCAGCTTTTATCCAGAAACCTATACTGTAAGCATTTTGTTCTGTTAAACTATAAGCACTTGTTTCTAGTATAGTTATAGCTTGACCACTACCAGTAGTTATAGATTTTGCTACAGCGTTGTTGTCTGTAAATGCTGCGGCCGCATCGTGATCATAACCATACCACTCTGACATAGCATGTGGTTGTGATGAGTTAGGAGTGCTACTACTGTTTGAATTAAAAGTTGTTTCTTCTGCAAGAGTCGCTAAAGAAGCTTGTACAGTACCAGCGTTGCTATAATCTTCTTTAACACCCACTTCAGCTGCAATACCAGCTAAACTTATTTGACCACTACTTGGAACAGCCATTACATATTTCTTTTAATTCATCTATTTGTTTTTGTTGATCTTTAATAGCTTCGATTAAATAACCTACTAAGTTACCATAAGCAACACCTAAAGTACCATTATCATCATGTACTAATTCTGGTGCAACTTTTTGTATTTCTTGTGCTATAACACCAGAGCTAGCTTTACCCGTGTCTATACGATCAAAACTAACACCTCTCATTTCTAAAACTTTTTTACCATCTAAAGTTTTAACGTTTTCTTTTAACTTTTTATCAGAGTAAGCTATTACATCTGCCAAACTCGTTATTGTACTTCCAGCAGTTATAGTACCTGCAGTAGTTAAAGTACCTTGTACTGCAGTTACTGAAGCTGCGCCATTTCCTACTGTTACATCAACCTCATTACCAGTGCTACCACCAGTTAGTTTAAAACCAGTAGCATTTCCACCGTTGTGACTAGCAACCCCAAGAACTAATTGTCCAGACTCTTGACCACTAGTTGATACATCTATTTCACCAATTATATAAGCGTACTCTTCGGTGTTTTGTGCGCTGTCTTGTCCTGCAAACCATATTTCACCTAGGTTTTGTCCTGTAGCAACTCCATCATCAGCTCTTAACTTTTGAAACTGTAGTCTAGATGCTTGATCGTCATCAGTAGTGTTCTTTATTAAGAAAAGAGGATCGTCTGCATTTGCTGATTCAAAAGTAAAAGTATCTCCGTTTACTGTCATGTTACCAGTTGTAAACGCGCCAGTAGGATCGTATTGTCCTACTGTAGAACCGTTTATTCTAAAAAATATATCAGTATTAGCGTTAAGCATTAACTTAGTACCACTAGTTGCACCTTCTATAAACGTACTGCTACTTCCAAATCTTAAAGCTATATCAGAATTTAGAGTTGTAGTTCCTGTTATAGTACCTCCAGCTAAAGGTAGTTTTGTACTATCAGTAGTTGTATCAGTCCAAGGCACGTTAACGGAAGCTACACCGGTTTCATCTGTTTGAACTGCATAAGACCTACCTGATGTTGTAGATGGGTTGTTTGGAACTATCGACGCTTCTGTAGCGTTTACTTTTATAATTCCTTTATCGTCATCAGAAGCATCTGGTACTTTACCATTAATATATGTTGCTAATCTAGACATTGTAGCTTTTCTAGTAGTACCATTAGCACCATCATCTACAAGCATTAAGTCAGCATCTACTAAAGCGGCACCTATATCATTGTGTGTGCTAATATTTATAGCTGGTGATGATACAGCGGCCCAAACAGCTCTTGTATTCGTATTATCCCATTTTAAATAATAACCATCAGTATGTGTAGATTGACCAATTTGCTCAACGTGTCCAGCACCTGATACTCTCAAACCACCATTACTAACGTGACCAATGCGTAAATCTTGCTCAGTTACAATATGATTATCTGTTCCATCATGATATATTTGCAAGTCAGTGCTTTCTCCAAACGTAGCTTTGTCTGAATCACCCCAATTAGCGTCGCATCCTAGTATTGATAAATCATTTAAAAATTTTATTGCCATTTATATTCATTTTTTTTATTATTTAATTTAATTTAATTTATTATTATAAACCAGGCATTTTTTCACAAACAACTATATAATCTTGAGTACTTGATGGAGCTGATCCAAATATAACACTAACGTTATCATCATCGCTTCGTTTTACTTCTGGATAAACAATCGCATACATTTCTGAAGCAGTTGTATCAGTTCCATTGTTACCATAGTCTAAAACAGTTGTTTTAACAAAAGCTGAGTTAAAGCTATGATCTACAGTAAAACTAGTTGTAGAACCATCTCCTTGAATTTTAACAGACTTTTTGTCTTGAACTGTTGCAGCTTGTACAAAAGCAGTTGTAGCAATTCTAGTAGAGTCGTTACCTGCAGTTTGTGTTGGTGCCGTTGGATTATTAGTTAAAGCAGCACCGCTAAACATTGTAGATTTGCTTTCGTTTGTTACATTACCAAGTCCTATAGAAGCTCTAGCAGTAGAACCTGTTTCTAAAACAAAGTTTGATCCATTACCAACTATAAAACCACCATCTGTTACGGCTAAACCAGCAACGTCAGCAAGTTGAGCGTCGTAAGCCTGAACGTTAGATCCAATAGCAAGGCCTAAAGCTGTTCTTGCGTCAGATGCGTTAGAAGATCCAGTACCACCGTTTGCAACAGCAAGATCAGTACCTGACCAATTGGAGTTATTGATATTATTAGCAGTTGCTAAAGAACCTAAACCTAAAGAAGTTCTAGCATCAGAACCACTTTCGTATGCAAACGCGCCAGAACCAGTAGCAACAACAAATTGTCCGTCACTAGCAGGAGCTTCTAACGTTGCAAAATCTACTAAACCACCAACTTGATCCGCTGTTAATCCAGCTAAAGTAGCTAACTGAGCGTCATAAGCTTGTACATTAGTTCCTATTACTAATCCTAAATTACTTCTAGCGCCTGCTGCATTAGATGCTCCAGTACCACCGTGAGCAACTCCAACATCTGTTGCTTGCCAAGTACCTGTTGTTATTGTACCAACACCTGTAATGTTTGTTTGTGAAGCTGTTGTTAGTGTACCTGCTATATCGCCAAATGTAGCATTCATCACTGTACCAGAGAAAGCTTCACTAGAGTTTGTAGCCGCTGTAAATCCTGTAAATACGTTTGCGTTTTGATCCCAACCAAAGAAACCTATTTTAGCAGCCGAAGCACTTTCACTGTAATATCTAAATTCAACACCTCTGTCTTTAGCATCAGCACTACTAGGAGCAGTGTCACCACCTAAAGTTATTATTGGATCATCTAAAGTTGTAACTGTAGAGTTTACTGTTGTTGTACCGCCGTTAACTGTTAAGTTACCACCAATAGTTGTGTTACCACTAATATCTACAGCACCGTTTATATCTATTGTACCAGCAGCTATTTGTACTTCAGTATCTGCCTTAATATCTAATTGACCATCTGTAGATGATTGTAAGTATATTGCAGAATCTCTAAAGTAAAACTTATCACTACCATCAATTGTCTTTTCTCCAGTTATTGTTTGAGCAACTGAAAGATGCATTGTATCATCATCAAGATTTGCACTTGGTAAAGTACCTGTAACATCAGTTGCTAAGTTAATTTGTCCTAACGTAATTTCTTGACCACTTAATGTTAAATAGTCGTAAGACCCTGCTAAAGTTACATTTGTTGAATTATCTGTACCTGCAACATCTACATCAATTGTAGATCTTAATGTTGCACCGCTTTCGTATTGGAAAGCACCAGCTCCTGTCGCTACGATTACTTGTCCGTCACTACCAGCAGCTCCTAATGTATCTAGATCTTCAAGTACACCATCTACTGCAACTGTTACTGAACTACCAAGTGATACAGAACCCATAGAAGCCATACCAGCACCTGCGGTAAGTGTTACAGCTGAGTTTGATAATTTTGAGTTTGCTATTGAACCGGCTAATTGAGTATTACTTACACCACCAGACTTTATAGCAACAGCTCCTGAGGTCACGCCAAAGTCAGCTGAAGCAAATGAAGCCACACCTTTGTTTGTCGCTGTTGCAAGTTCAGCTGCAAATGTAATTTCACCTCCATCTTCTGAAACATTAAGTCCTTCACCCTCTGTAAAAGTTATTGTTCCACCTAATGCAGTCGCAGTGCTATTTGAACCGTCAGAAACTGTTATGCTAGAATTTGCTAGCTTTGCGTTTGCTATAGATCCAGCAAGCATTGCGTTTTCTACAGTTCCAGATCCAATTGTTAATGCACCACCTGCCGCAATAGTTGCGTCACCAGTAACTAGCGCAAAAGCACCATTTGCAACCATTGTCATAGTTGCTCTTTTTTCAGTTCCATCGTCTGAGATTAAAAACTCATCGTCTGTAGCATGTGGAACACCACTAAACGCATTGAATGAATCTATATCTACAGACGTGCTACCTGTAGCTATAGTTTTCCAACCACTATTATCGTAATATCTTAATTCATTTTGCCCACTATTAAAATACAGTTGACCCGTAGCTCCTGTTGGAGCAGAATTAGTTACATGTACTTTGGCATTTGTAAGCTGATTATCGTTTAAGCTTATGTGATTTAAAAATTGTATCGCCATTTTTTTTTGTTTTTGTTTGTTATTAGTTTAAGTACGCTTTACCAGTATCTGCACCGGATAAGCTTACGGTTAATTGATTTTTGCTTTGGTAAGTAACCGCAGCTCTTCCTATTACTCCAGCTGAAGTTTGAACTACAACATCTGGAAATTTATTTAAATTATGTGTTATCTCCCAAGTTTCAGATGATGAATTTTGGGTGTGTTCATAATTTTTGTCTGATCCAAAAATTTCTAGTAAATATATATCTGGTGTTGTAGAAGTATTATCACCAGCTGTAAAATTACCATTACCACTTATATATACTAATGCCATATCATAGAAATCAGTGCTACCATCTTGCACGAAAGATATACACTCGTATATACCATATATATTAGGGTTGTTTATATCAGACCATTTTATTCTTTGACCAACGTATTCATTTAATATATTTATAGCTGCACTAGGACTAGATTTTATTGAAGCAGCATAAGGAAATTTACTAACTTTTAATGTTGTTACAGTTGAAAAAGCTTTTGTTGTAGCAGCGCCAGTTACGTTTATTGTTCCTGGTTGCATAGAGCTTTTACCTCCAAAAGTATTGTTATGAAATAAAAACGCTAAAGCTCTAGCATCAGCTTCTACTATATAATTTGTTAACGAGCCACTATTATCATCACCAGGAGAACTACCGTCACCGTCATTTATCTTGAAATTTTTAGTTGCACCACCCTGGTCAGTACCAAGTAGCTTATCATTTGCATCAAGTGTATCTATTGCATACGTGCTAATTCTTGCCATGTTAGAATGATAAATTTAATTGTAGCGCAGCTCTTAATTGGTCTTTCCAGTAAGAGACTGACGTATTTTGGTTTTGCTGATACAATGCTGTTAAGTGTAGTAGATTTTGTTTTTCATTCCAAGATAATAAATTATTAAAATCATTTAAACTTCTATTATTACCGTCTGTTCTTGTTGCATGAAATGATAATTTACCTTCTATAATACCTTCTTGCGTGTGTCTTTGTGAAGCTGTCATATCACTAGGACCGTTACCAGGATCTGCGGTAGGACCAATAAGATTCATACCACCAACTCGTTGCTGTCCAAGACCTGCATCTATTACTATATATGTCACAGATGGTTTTTGCCCTGTATTTAATATTTGATGTATACCAGAATTTGGCGTACCACTACCATTGTATAAAACAGTTCTAGCTATTTGCACATCTGTAGTCGCTTCAGCGTGATTATCTGGGCTACTATGGTGAAAAGTACCACTAGTAGAATTAAAACCCTTAGCAAGCATTGTAAATGTTAAGTTTGTGCCTTGTGCAAATGTTTGCGCACTACTTAATGTTAAAGTGTTACCACTATAACTAACAATAGTTGGAGTTCCATTTAAAGTTCCTTGACTAACCGCTGTAAGTTTCATATGCTCAGCAAAAGGTTCAGCTACACCGTTAGTGTCTTGATTTTGTCTGTTACCAGCGCCTGTTGTTGCTATGTCAACATTGTTAGCTACTTGTACAGTTGTACTATTTGTAGTTGCGCTTGTTACTGTTTTTATTGTTGACCTAGTTCTTTCTTCTCCAAATTGTGTAGACATATATCCAGAACCTCTTGTTGTATCTTTTGACTCATTGATAACAAAAACCTGTACTATATTACTTACCGTGTTAGCATTTGCCAAAGCGTGCCAAGTTCTACTACTACTACCACTATTATAATAGTGTTTGTCAGGCCATGTTAACCATTTTTCATCATTTATAGATCTGTGATTAATATGTAAATCATATTGATCTGCACCGTTTGTTGCTGAATTTGTATTCCAGTCAGGAGCACCTTCAATACCACCAGTAGCATATAAATCTTGCAGTTCAGCTCTTAGTGAGGTTGTTGATTTTACACCATCTTGTCCAGCTGCACTACCACTAGAAAAATAAGCGCCAGTCATTGCGTTTTGTAATGGTGTTATAATATTATTCATAGATCCACTGCTATCAAAGTGGAAATTTGCATAAGTATTAGCATCCCAAGGGTTTCTTTCCTCGTCTATATAGTAGCCTGGAGTTCCCATGCTACTAGGCATTCCGGCTAAAAATCCCATTATCTACTTAAATAAGCGATTACACCTCCATCAGCATCTGCATCTATGGTAAAGCTTTCCCACCTACCGTATATAATCATACCTTTAGGAAACTTTGTTAAATTTGCATCACTTGCAGCATTTATTATTTGACCGCCAGAACCAGCATATTGAGTTTCACTACCAGCATTAGCATCACCAAGACCTTTTTCACCATCCGCATCACCAACACATATACCGTTTGGGTGTTGATTAGTTTCGTTTTTAACTGGTGATAATTCATCAAAAGTTGTATCAGCTAAAAATTGTATGCAGCATATAACCATACGTGTTGGTGCTACAACTTGAGTATTTGTATTTGTAAATATAGAACCTGTTTGTCCAAACATTAGTTCACCAGGGGTAACTTTTTGTGCCATTTATTTTTTTACTTTTTCTAGTGATCTACCGCCAAAATAAGCACCGATCACAGTTATTAATACTAATTGCAAAAGATCTACATAAGAGTCTTTTACATTGAATTTTAAAAAACCAGCATCTATAAATATAAGTAACATTGTACATATTACTAAAAATATTAATACTAACGGTCTTATATTTTTACTTAGCCACGAGTCTGAGTTCATGTCTAGTTTCCATCTTTCAGTTACTTGTTTTTGCATCTCAGCTTCGTAACCCATAATTAAATCTTTTATTTTAGCTTCTGCAGCTAATTTTTCTTCAGCGCTAGTGTGTAGGTTATCTATTACGTTTCCGACACCTTTAACTAAATCCGCTGCTCCACCTGAAAATATTTTACTTAACATCTGTATTTGTTTTTACTTTTTCAAAAGCACTAATACCAAAACATCCTAATGTTACCATAACAAATGAATTGTATATAGTGTCGTTAATTTCTAATTCACCACCACCTACATAGCCCATGTATATAACTGCAGTTCCTAAATCTATAACAGCAAACAATACCATTACGGCAAAAGATATAAAACCAATAACATTTTTTTCGTTTATGTCATTTTGGTTTTTAAATAACTTCCACATTATTTACAATACCTTTTTTTAGTTGGAGCAGGTTGGTTTTTCATAGTATAAGATTTTGGCTTGCCTTTACCTCTTTTTTTACTATCTGCTGTTTCTTCAAGATCATAGTTAGCACCACCTTCTACATAACCGTATGTTGTAGGTATTTTATAATCAGGCACAAATATAGTATCACTTGGAGTTATACCACTAGCTGTAGCGTCCATAGCTTGAGTATAACTTTTACCTTTACTATCTCTTTTTAAAACATCAGTGTTTTCGCCTGCAATAGTTTTTTTACTTTTATTATACAATGGAGTTCCTTCTCCAAAGTCTTTAATACCTTTCATTTTAAATGCCATTATGCTTTTGTTTTTTTATAAGCAGCTTTTTCCCAAGGAAAACTTTTGTCTCCTTCTTCTGACCACTTACCGTTATACTTTATTTTACCGTTTTTTCTAGGATATTTTTTACCCATATAAGTTATGTCATTATCTGTATAAGCTAATTTACCACTAGCCATATCTTGTGCATGCTTTTTCTCGTGATTTATAACTTTTTTTTCTTGAGTACTACCAGGTTTTATTTTATCACTTATATATATACTACCATCCATATTAGCTTCACCTAGAATACCTTTATCTAGTTTCTTTCTAAATATAGGTGTTGTATCTGAATTTTTAATTCCACGTCGCTCTCTACCTAGTTTAAATGCCATATTATCTATCTTTGTCTTTTATCATATCATCTATAGCTTTATTATAAACTTTATCTGTATATGATTTGTTGTTAAAAAATTTACTTCTTTCTGAAGTAGGTAAATCCTCTTCTCCTAGCAATATTCTATATATTCTACTAATGAGTTGAGAACACTTAAAAGAAGTTTTAAATACTGAGTATTTTATAGTAGTTCGGTTTCGATGTCGCCAAACTTCTATCCAATCATTTCTTCTAAGCTTCTCCCATCTATTTTTATCCCAACTCATAGTGTATACTCCGTTTATAAAGTCTTGTCGGGTAAATCTACCTTTACAATCTAAGTATATCAATAATTCTAGATCAGCGTCGGTTATGTTGTAAGTTTTACAAGCCCATTTTCTTACTAATCTATAATATTTAAAGAGATTCATATCTCTTATATCTTGTGCTGTTATTATCATTCTACGAGAACAACATCTATATCTCTTATAACCCAATGAAGTTTTTCATTATAATCAACTCCGTTACCTCTATTTTTATCGTAATATATAATATCATTTTCTTTTAATACTTCAACAAGTTCTCCTTTTGATATTATTTTACCCCTAACATATCTATTATCAACATCGGTTTTTTCTGTTAATAATAACCCATTTACTTCTTTGTGTTTACTTTGAAGCGCTTCTATTAATATGTAATGTCCTATTGCTTTCATATTTCTCTAGCGTTTGAAATTACACAATCTGCAGAAACTATAGTTGAAACAACGCTCACTGCATTTTTAAGAGCTGATTTAGTTACAAGCACTGGATCTATAATACCTCTTTCTACCATATCTACACCGTTGCCTGTTACAACGTCTATACCATAACCTTGTTCTAATGGTAAATCTTTATATGTTATACCAGCGTTATCTAATATAGTATGGTATGGTGCTTTTATAGCGCTTAACAATATCTCTTCGCCAACACCTTTAGCTTTTGTTTTTTGCGAAGCGTTTAATAGTGCAATACCACCACCAGGCACAATACCTTCTTTCAAAGCTGCTTTAGTAGCATATATAGCATCTTCAACTCTATCGCGTTTTTCTTTTAGTTCGACTTTAGAATCAGCACCCACTTTGATGACCCCAACTCTACCGGATAACATAGACAGTCTTTGTTCCAGCTTCTTTTTAATGAAACCATTTTTCTCATCATTGATAAGTTTTGAAACGAGTTCGATTCTCTCTTGTAAATCTTCATGTATATCTTCAATTGTTGTTATTACAGTTGTTTTTTCATCAGTTACAGCAAATTCAGCTTCACCTAAATGTTCTGGCTGTATCATGTCTAAATCATCACCTAATTCTTCATTTATAACTGTAGCACCTGTTAATATAGCTAGATCTTCAGTTGTATCTTTTTTAGTAGGACCAAAGCCTGGTAAATCAATTATATTGACCTTTATATTACCTTTAGCTTTGTTCATCATTAAAGCTGTTTTTACCTGTTGATCTACAGGCGCAACAATTAATAATGCTCTACCTTTTTTTATAACATACTCTAAAACGCTTTGTATTTTACGTATGTTAGGTATTTCGCTAGAAACGATTAATACTAGTGGGTTTTCTAATTCAGCTTTGTTTTTTTCTTTATCAGTTGTAAAGTATGCTGATGTTAGTCCACATTCAAGTTGTATTCCTTCAACAACTTCTACGTATGTTTGATCTGTTTCTGAGCTTTCCATCAAAACAACACCGTTTTTACCTACGGTTTCATAAGCCTCTGCTATAATCTTTCCTAGTTCTTCATCATTATTACAACTTATTGAACTAACAGATCTCAACATATCGCCCTCGATCTTGACAGCAGACTTATCTAAGTATTTGTTTATTTTTACTAAAGCCGTGTTAATACCTTCTTTTATTTCTCTTATTGAAGCTTTATCAATATCTGAATTATAAACTTCTTTTAATAAAGCTTGAGCAAGGACGGTTGCCGTTGTGGTACCGTCACCTGCTTCGCTTACTGTATTTCTAGCAGCTTCTTTTATTAAGGTTGCCCCTAAGTTTTCAACCGGGTCATGCAAGACTACGCTTTGCGCAACGGTTACACCGTCTTTTGTTATAACCGGGTTGCCTCTCGCATCCTCGTATATTACACACTTTCCAGATGCTCCGAGAGTAGACTTTACTGCTTCAGCTAGTTTATCTACACCAGCCTTTATTTTAGATTTAGCGGAATCGCCAAAGTTTAAATCCTTGACAATCTCACTAGGGTGATTGTATTCCATATTATATTTAATTTAATTTAATTTATTTTAATCTATTCAAAAGTCTTTACAACTTTTGGACCGCTAGCCGCTTCTACTTTTTTAGAGAAGTGTTCGATGCTTCCGTCAATTGCTGCTTCCGCACCTTCTACGGTTTCTCTTCGTGTTACATCTGACCACTCATCTTCAGTATCAGGTCGTAAACATTCAGTTTGGTAAAATCCATTAGGCAACTGAGTTATTCTCCAGTTACTTTTAGTAGCTAAATGCTCCCATTGCTTAATAGTTTCTTTACTCGGTTTTTGGTTGCCAACAGTGTGAGTGCTGGTCTTATAGTATAAATAAGTCATTTTGGTTTGTTTTTGGTTAATATTGACTTGGTTTAGGGTCTTTCCCTATTTCTTTTTTCCATACATTTTAGTAGGAACTTTCTTTTTGTCTGGCTTTCTTAATCCCATTTCTTCCATACGTTTTATGTATTCTGCTCTGGTTTCGCCATACTCGTTTCTTTTTTCTTTCTTTTTAGTTTCTTTTTTCATTTGGTCTTCTTTAGCAAATAAACCAGTTGCACCAGCTGCAGCACCTAAAGGTCCCATAGCTAATCTACCAACATCGCCTATACCAAATTTACCATCTTTACCTTTTAAAGCTCCTTTTAACGCACCGCCAATACCCTTAGCTATTTTACCAAGAAATTTGTTTGGTGATGTGTTTCCTTTTCCGTAGTGATGACTACCTTTCATTTTAAATGCCATAGTTATTTCTTTTTAGTTGTTTTTTTCTTTGGAACATATCCATCGATTTTCATTTCTTTTTCTTTCTCAGTCATTTTAGCAATATCAGCTTTACTATAATCAGCGCCTGGATAAGCTGGTACAAAATCTTCTTGAGACTTTGGCTTAGCCTTTGCTTTTGGTCTACCAGTTACCGCGCCATCTTTTATCATTCGATCAGCATCGGCAGGAGTAAAACCTTCTTTTAATAAATCTTCCTTTGTTTTCTTACCGTCCTTCATTTTAGTTGGAGCGTCTTTCTTCATGTTTCTCTCTATAGCAGTTTGTCTAGCAGTTTCGTAGCCAGACATCTTACCATCTTTATTTAAATCACCTTTCATTTGGAAAGCAGATGATTTAGCTTTACCATCAGCCATACTTTTATATCCAGACTTCTCTAGCGGAATACTTCCTTTTGCACCCGCCCCATTGCTTTTATAGTTTGGGTACAGTGATGGACCCTTCATTTTATATCCCATAGTTTTGTTCTTTTATATATTATTACTTATTACTTTAATTTTTTACTTCTTTTTACGTTGAGAATAAGGCCTCCAGTTACCAACACCACCTTTAATTCCATGTACAGAATTTTTTGCGCCATCTTTCATTGCTTTTCTCTTTGTAGTTGGTGGAGCAGTAGGATCGTTTTTGTATTGACCCATTTCATACCTTGATTTTGCAAGAGTTTTGCTTTGATCGTCACTACCTTTAGAAGCTCTTGGTCCAAAACCTCCTTTTTTCAAAAGATCAACTTCAGATTTACCAGTTGTTTTCATTTTATTTGGAGATTTTACTTTTTTACCAGTAACATTTGATGTAAAGTCTGTATAACCGTGATAACCTTGTCTTTTAGCGTAAGGTCTAGTACCTTTTACAGTATCTTTATAAGGTGGTTTCATAAAACCTTTACCTTTAGAAGGTTTCTTTTTCTTATTCTTTTTATCTTCAGCTAATTCAGTTTCGTAATCACTTACTTGTCCAGTATGTAAAGTACCATCAGACGCTTTGTAATACTTTTTACCGTTTTTGTAAATAATTTTTCCATTATTTTTAACAGGAGACTTAGGTTTTGTGTGACCATAACCCTTTTTCTTTAGCTCAAGATGCTTTTCGTATGTTTTAGCCATAACTTCATCACCATCTTTGTACATCATGTGTGGTTTAAAGTCTTTTATTTCATCTTTTTTAACTTTAAATGGTGAATCACTAGATTTTTCCTCGTTTTGACTGTGTAAACCCATATTAAATGGTCTTCTATTGTCAAAACCGAGTTTCTGTGGCTTATAACCACAACCTTCTACTTTATATAATGGATCGTTTGGTGTTCTTATCATTATCCTCTTGTTTTATTTAGTTTACCCGTAACTAGATTACGAGTTTTTCTTACTTTTCTACCTTTTTTTACTTTTGGTAGCTTAATATTCTTTATTTTTTTAAGTATCTTCTTTTTAGTCGATGTGTTCTTTGCTCTATCGCGAGCATCTGCAATAGCCTGCGTCTTCTTGTCCAACGTAACTTCAGGAGATATATAACCTGGAGCCTTAACATTTTTTAATTTTCTTGGAATACGCTTGCTTTTCATCCGTTTAGTCTTTTTTGGTTTTAAAGGCTTAGGATTATAGTTAGCATCTTCTTGATTTGTATTTCTATATCTAAAAGTATATGTTGATTTATCAGGGTTTTTAACAGTAAAAGATCTAACCCCGTCACCTAAATCTTTTATAGGTTTTACGCGGGCCATTCCATCTCCGTGTTTGTTAACTTTTACTAGTTTATCTTTAGGCATCGTGATCGTTTATTTTTTTAGATACTATATATTCTTATTATCACTTATAAAAAAGCGTTTTTACAAAGTGTGACACTAGCTAGTTACTATATCCCTATTAATAGGCTTATGTCACAAAAAAAAAGTTGTTATAAATATTGAGGTACCGTGTTGCTCCACCTATATGCACCACCTACCCCACTGCAAAACGCGAATATTTGGCCCCACCGGGTGTTTATCTGTATGCTTTTATTATCATTTTTTACTCGTTTTTACTTTGTATTAATAACTTTTACATAATAAATACGACTATTATTAGATAATATATATGTAAATGAAAACGAAACAAATAAATAAATTAAATTTGCAAACAGTGAAGTCGCGGACAGTACATGTGTAAGTAAATTATTAAGTAAACAAAGTATGTACTTTTATACAATGTAAATACGACTCATAAAAGATAATAAATATAGATAAAATAAATAATAATTAAATAGTAAAAAAAATGGAATTAAATTCAAAAAGATTTGTGATAAGAAAATCACTAGTAGGTAAAAATGCAGTAATCACAGTAAACTTCAAAAATGGTAAAACTGCAAAGTATAATCACGACAAAGTGTATGAAGTAATGAAAGATAAATTAGCAGAAATGCCTTGCTTCATAAAGTATAAAAGTTATACTGCAAGTAACAATGTTCCAGTAGTAGCAAGAGAAATCTGTGAGTAATATTGTAAAGTCGAGTTAGTTCCACTTGTTCCCTCGTATAATCAAATATGAATGAGTAATGTAGTTATGGTAGGCAGGTGAGTTCGATTCTCACACTACAACTAAAATATATAATATGAGTAGAGAAGAATTAAAGCGTATGTGGTTTAGTATGCCTCACCCTACGCCAAAGAAAGAGGTGAGAGTAATTAAAGTAACAACACTTGGTGCAAATCATTATGAATGTAAGAAAATACGAGATGATGAGTTTGGTTACCACACTTATAGTAGTAACTGGAGAACACTCAGTGAAGCAATAGCATTTGCTCGTAAACTACAAAATGATGCACCTGAATTTAGTATAGTGTTACACTAAATGCAATATAAATACGATAATAGTAAGATAATATATATAAATAATAAATAATATGATAATAAGAAAAGTAGCAGGATTATGGATAGTACAGCGTCAGCACTCACAACAAATATTGTTTTCACATAAAAAACAAATGGAGTGTTATGAGTGGATATTTAGTAAATACGTACACTATGCATAAACTAAAAGATAATATAGCAGAGATAATAGTTGTAATTGTTTTTACAATAGCACTATTAAGTTCTTGCTCGTTTAATCACGAAGCAGAAGCAATGCCACCTGTTCATAAACTATATAATGAATTAAGTGTACACGAGAAACAAGAATATGACTCGTATAATGCAGAAGAACGAGCGAATGTAAACAAGAATGAGTACATTTATCAACTAAGACAAGCATTAGCTTGCGAGAATTGTGATGAAATTGATTAATAAATAATAAAATATGAAGAAAATAACATGGAGTGTAGCAGCACTGTTAATTGCAGGTACGACACTATTCGGTCAAACGAGTGACGATAATAAAGAGAATTATGAGAAGGCGATGAAAGAATTTAAAGCGCTTGAATATCAAATAGAAGATATTGTCTCCGCCATACGTATGGATATGTACTATGGTCACCTAGATAGAGACAGAGGTAATTATTATATTAACGAAGTAATGATTATCAAGCATAAACAAATGCAAGTAATGTCAGATTTATGGCGAAAAAGAAATGTAACATTAAGTGAATACCAATCAAAATTAAATTAATATGAAGTCAAAAAGAGATTATATACTAACACCATGTGACTATGGTTACAAAGTTGAAGCGTGGGATAGATACGGTAAATACGTGTGTGTATACGAGAAAACCGTAGGTGACGCTAGTAAGTTTATAGTAAACTGGTGGGATAAAGCAGATGAGAATAAAAAAGCAGATGAAATTATGCATAAAGCGATGCTTGAATGTATGAAATTAGACAAAGAGGCAGGAATAACGAGTGAATATAGAGATTGTCTTGACTAATTTACAATATAAATACGATAAAAGCAGGATAATATATATATGAAATGCAAATGTAAAAAAATAATACCAATACAACGAGTTAATCTTGGCTTCAAAGTATGTGTCGACTGTTCTACTACCGAACGTTATGGCTGTGCTCCAATCACATTCCATAAAACCGGCAATTCCATACAGATTATGTCAAGCAGTGACGCTGCTAAAATAGCTAAGATGACTCGTCGTAGAGGTTATGGAACAATGTTAGGTTAATATGAGAGAAATAGATAATATGTTAAATCAGTGGATAATTAATAGTATTATAAGAAATAAATTAAGAAAACTGATAATAAAACAAATAAATAAGTATAAAAATGAGTAAAAGTACAATGAATTATATAACAGTATTAGATTTTGAAACAGGTAATGTACATATGTATAATATAATGGGTAAAGGTTGGAATCCTGACCATGAATCATGTGAAGCATACTTATCAGGCAAAGGTCACAACTTAGCTAATATACAGTGGATGGTGCATGAAGAAAACACTATAATTACAAACTAAATACGAATCAAGTAAGATAATATATACAAATAAATAAATAAATATGCAGAAAATTAAGTTTTTAAGAAATGATTACATACAACTAGGCAACTTAGTATACAAGCCGTATACTATATGTGAATTACCTGCCAACTTCGGTTGTATAGAATTTCAGGAAAAGCCTGGAATTAGCGAATGGTTTAACTACAGAGGATATACTTATCTCTTTGACAAAGTAGCGAAGTCATGAGTCCATGGCAATTAGTAGGCGAACTCGGTATATATACTGAAGAGCAAATAGAAGAAATGACGTGGGCAGAATGCGTCGAGATATTAACAACAGAATATTAAAATATGAAGACAATATACAAAGGCGACTCACGCTATGAGAAAATATATGAGCAGATGCAACTACTTGGTATTCAAGATATTAGCACAGAAAGACAGGTAAAAAATGGTACAATAGCATGGCGATTACCAATCAAAAACAACTGGCCAAGACAAAACGCTAGTTTCATTGAAGTAGCTAGTTTTGCTACAGGTTACGTGCGTAATCAAAATAGTGGTTACAGTAACTACCAACTCAACAAAAGATGTATGGGTGAGCCAGAATACTTTAAGAGTTACAAGTGGGTTGATGGCGAGCAAGTATGGGACGGTAAATACAGAAAGTTTGAGACTCGTAAGTGTGTACTAATACCAATAGAAATCGATAGACTCGAGTATATGATGAAGTATGTAGTTAAAAACTATTTCATCAAGAACGCTAATCAAGTGCCAAACGGCGAGTTCTATCCAAAGTTTATGTATGAAACTGCTAAAGAGAACGCAGATTTTCATGAGAAAAGATCTGATGAGTACATGAATAAGTTTGCTAATGTAGCGCCTGACGGTACAAAAGAAGTAACATTGATAATAGATGGCCATAAATATAAAGTAATATGAGTAAAAAAAGAAAACTAAATAGCAAGAATCCAAAGTACTGGGACAAAAGCCTAGTAACTGAAAAGAAAATACTCAAGAAAGAATTAATAAGAGATATTAAAGGCGTGAAAGTACACGCTGTGTGGTATGACCACAGTAAAGGGTAGGGTGGTAGCGCGTGAGACGTGTACACTATAATAAGTTTAAGCATGAAGTAATGTTGGAACGATTGAAAGAGTATCGGATGTCTCATTGAAGGTTTAAACTTATAGTGATCTTACTCACTTGGCAGAACGGCAGGATAAAGCAAAAATGGTGAATTGGCTCGACTAGTGATAGCAACGAAACCATAGAACCACACCTGCCCGCCTTTTACAATATAAATACGAATAAAGTAGGATAATATAATAAAATTAAATAATATGAACAAACAAGATTTAGAGCTAAAAATTGCTGGCTTAGAAAAAGCAATACAAGAGCATAAAGACTTCAGTGCTACTTATGAAAACGATTTGAAGTCAACTAAAAAACAATTAGACGACTACAATAAACCAGAGTTAACACCGAAGCAACTAGATGATATTCAAGAAGCTATTGAAGATGCTGTAGGTACTTATAACTTTGATAATGTAGACGATTATGATGTAGAATTTTGCTTAGACTATGATGGTAGAGTGTCGTTAGATACTATTGGCTTAAATGACACATACGATTTAGTAGAAAAAATAGTAAAAAATGTACATAATCTATTCAAAGAAGCTGATTGCCCTGAAGAATTAGATACAACAGAACCAGATAACCATAAACCAGTAGAATAATATGAAATTAACGGATAAAGAAGTAAAAAAATACATGATGTGGAGAACTGATGACGAGTTTATACATTGTCCTGACGCTATTGCTGCAGCTTGTAACGATATGTATGAAGAGTATAAACACAATGAGTTTCTTAAAATAACTGCAAAAGATTTTATGAAACTATTGTTCTTTAATGACCCAATAAAAGGTATGAATACACACAACTATGGCTTTCACACAGCTCATGGCAGACATATTATTAACACATTACAAAATAAATATTATGAGTACAAAAGCTAAATTACCTAAATGGTTTAAAGGTCAGTTATATGACAAAGGAGACACTGTAAGAAACCCTTTCAGTGGAGAAGAATATGAATTAAATAATGTAGAACTTTCTATGTATGACTTTATAATTGGTAGTCAAATGGTGTTTGAAATGGCACCACAGACTGTTACTGAGCAAAAAGTTAAAGACTTTCAAAAAGGTCTTGCTTGGTTTAGTAAAAACAATATTAAAGCATATATGGTATTATTAGATTAAATTATGGCAACAAGATCAAGTATAAGATTCGCTACGCGCGAAGAAGGCGTATCATTTAATATAATGCCAGAGAAGATAAATGCTAAATTCTATGCACATTGGGATGGTTATCCATCACACAGAGGTGTAGAGATAGCTGAGGCATTACTTCATGGTAACAAAATCGATGGTTGGGAAATAGAAAGTTTAGATTCTAAACACACTGACCTTGAGTATATATATTATGTGTGGCAAGCACACGGTAAAACTACATGGATTAGTATATTTGAAAGAAAAGACTACAGTATGGAGTCTTGGCATCTAGATTTTAATCAAGCAGATGCTTTTGAATGTATATTTGTAGGCGAACCTACTAAATTAATAGATAAATACAAACCAAATACGGATGACGAAGGATAATAAATATATGACAGATGAACAAATAGATCAACTATGTATAAAAATAGTCACTAGAATGACTAAATTAAAAGCAATGGATGATTGGTTTCACCACGTAAATAAATCTAATGCAGCTTGGAAAGTATATGAAGACTTAGATATTGACGAAGAAGCAGCTGCATACGGTGAATTAGCTAAACTAATGACACTGATGGACATTTTTAAAAATGACGAAGCATATGAAAAATGTGCTATAATAAAAAATAGAATAACACAAGTAAAAAAAATAATAAAAAAGTATAATAAATGATGAGAAAAAAACCAATGTTAGCTTATCCAGTAAGCGATAAACCAATAGACTATACTAAACCAGTATTTATGCAACCAAAGCTTGACGGTGTTAGATGCTTGATACAAGCTAACGTAAAAAGACACATACTAACTCCAGATCTTAATGAGATAGAAGTTAAAGCTTATTCACGTACAGGTAAAGAATGGAAAAACATTGACCACATACTTATTCAACTTACAGATTTTTTTGTAAAGCATCCAAATGTAATACTCGATGGCGAATTATATAATCACGATTTTAAAGACGA